AATAGTTTCAAGTAATTGCCTATATTCTTGCATAGTAAAACAATTCCCTTTAAGAATGTTTTTATTTTCGCAGGGGCAGCTGCATGTTCCATATTTCTGGACTATAAGAGGTTCATAACGAAGCCCGCATATTATTCCTCTTTTATCTATATAATATTCTTTTCCTATTGGCGGTTTAAACCACTCTGGATCTGATAAAGCAGTTGATACAGGTATCATATTTTGTTTAAAATTACGAATTTGATAAAAATAAGATGTGTATATTTTCATTCACTCTACCATATCTTCAATATCCTCAAGGTTTCTTTGTATCATATTTAAACATTCATAAATATTACTTAAACTTGCGTTAATATTATTTGTATAATGTTTCCAAAAATTTTTTATATCATTTACTTCTATTAATTTACAATTATATGCTCCAGTATTATCTTCAAAACTATTTTCTTCTATAAATTTATTAAAATCTTCATAATAAGTTTTCATTTTATTACCTCATTTTGATACTAATTATAATATTCTTGTTCATTTTCTGGTGTCAATAAAAAACGTGTTGTTTCTAATTTTAAATCTTCAAAAGTATATTCTTTATTATAAGGAATACGAATTAATGGAATATTATGTTCAAAACAGTATTTATTTTTTAATAAATCATTATGTCTTGTTACTTCAAAATTCTATTTATTGTTCCAGGTATTTCCAGAATGATATTTAAAATGTTGCTCTCCATCATATTCAATTATATAGGAATTATCAACAAAAAAATCAAAATACATAGGATAATTATTTATTGATTTTAGTTCTTTAAAAGATTTCTGTGCAATAAAATTAATATTATTATTTATTAAAAATTCACTTATATTATATTCTCCGTAAGACATACCTAAACAACCACAAGATTTCGTTGCTCCTGATAATAAATAGGCAGCACTTACATCACACTAATCTCCACAATCGCATTGACAATGCCAAATAACTCTTCCTCTTTTTCGTTCTTTTGTTTTATATAAAACTGTCAATTTACCAAATTTTTGATTAGTTAAATCTATAATTTTTTTAGATTCATGACCACAACTAACACTTGCTCCAGATATTAAACTAGAACCTAATATTGATTTTATTGCACCACATGAACATTCACATAGCCAATAAGCGTGTTCATTTTTAATCTAATCAAATTTTAAAACTTTCCAATCTCCAAAAGTTTGATTTGATAAATCTTTAATAGGTCTACCTCCTGCCTTGTTTTCCGTTTTTAAACATCCACAACTTTTAGTATGACCATCTTTTAAATGATTAGCTGCAACTACTAAAATCGTATGTTTATCACATTGACACTAACAAACCCACATAGGTTTTTTACCTTGATTCTAAGTTCTATATAAAACTTTTAAACGATTAAATTGTTGTCCTGATAGATCTTTAGCTCTTCCTATAGGAATTTTTGGAAAACCTTTTACTTCTTCCATATTATATTTACCTCACTAATACTAATTTAGAGCTGGCTCTTGTACATGCCGTATATAACCATCTAGCATGTTCTTCTTTATTAAAAGGAAATTTTTCTTCTACAACGAGTACTTTAGACCATTCACTTCCTTGAGCGCGATGTGTAGTAATGGCATAACCGTATGTAAACTCATACGGAATTAAATGTTGATATTTAATATTTTTTCCTAGTATATATTTTTCTTTTTGAGTTAAAGAACCCTCTCCTATTAATATATAATTTTTATCCATATTTAATAAACCAAAATTGTCCCCATCTTCTGATATAAAATTACCAGAAATAATTGGGATAGTATTATTAGATTTTTTTATCCAAGAAGGAATTTTATAATATGTTTCATATGAATTAGATAAATATCCCATTGTTCCATTAATTAAAGGAGCGTCAGTATTAGAATAATTATCCCAGTAATTTCTTAAACAAGTTAGACGTTCTCGTTCTCCAATAATCCCTTTTTCAAATCCAAGAAGATTTCTTATTTGATTATTAATAGCAACACGGGTTGCATTAGTACCTACAAGTATTTGATCTGCCCATTGTAAAACTCCAGTATTAAGATTAGATTTTGGCATTATAATTACATCTTTTCCTTTAAAATAATCAATAGATTCATGGTTTCTAATCTTCATAGATAAACGAATAATTTCAGAATCTTGTGATTGCCGCATAATTTCATCTAAGAATACATGAGGATGAGCAAGTAAACCATTGTCTTGGTCTTTATCAACAGGCGGTAACTGAAATGGATCTCCTAAACAAATAATAAAACAATCATGACGAAAAAGAAGTTCCATTAAAGCTCTAGGTGCCATGGATACTTCATCTACTACTACTACGTCATAATCAATTGTTTCTTTTGGTTTTCTAAAAAAAGTACCATCAGGTTTTGGAATACTTTCATAAAGAAGTTTATGGAGAGTAGTTACATTTTTATTACCTTTTTTAAGAAGAACCTGTGCGGCCTTGCCTGTATAACAAGCATAAACTACATCCTCTTCAGGGTCAATTCCAGGAAGATTTTCAATAATAACTCTAACTAATGTTGACTTACCGGCGCCCGCATAACCTGAGATTACACAATATTTTTCTCCATTCTTATATCTTTCAATACACTCTTTCAATCCTTGCTCTTGCTTTAACGTTAATATCATAGTTTCTCAACTCCTTTTTTCATATATTATAATTATACCATAAAAATCTTAAAAAGTCAAATTCGGATTGAAAAAGGCCAAAAGCCAAATTCAATCCGAAACACGGCCCTCTGCGCACCAACAGATTTATACATCATTTTCCTCGATCTGTTGTAAAAAAGTCTCAACAGACCTTTTGCTTTGTATACTTTTAGATATATTTATTTCAGGGAATCTGTCTTCATAAAAACTTATCCAAATGGAAAAATCTGTTAAATTCTAAATATCTCCCTCTAAAAATTTTTCAGGCTATTTTTGAAATTCTTCTCCAATAGCTTTTAAAAAAGATACTAAATACTATTTTTTAAATAAGTTCATTAAAACCACCCTTCCTCATAATCAATAATCTCATAATCCTAAATAAATATTTGAGCACTTATATGACCCATCCATTCGTTTTTATTTGCTCTACCTATAATATCTAATATATAATATCCATTACTATTTTGTAACATTTCACACTATTCATCAGTAGCTTTAAATTTCATTAAACTTATTCCATTAGATAAAGTTATTTTAAGTGTATTATCTTTTTTCTTATATACTGTTATCATATTGGAATTAATACAAATTCCTTTTATACAAAGATAAGGTTCATCAATATCTTTACCCCATAAATCCTACATATCTGCAATTGTTAAAATATCAATAGGTTGAATATTATCTCCTTCATAAATATAATCAACATAATAAACAGCTTCATCTTGCATATCAGCTAAGGCGGCATCGGTTTTCTGAATAAAAACTGGAATATTCTATTCTAATATGCCTAATCCAAATGCATTCGGGTGACCAGTCTAATACATTGTCACACCGGTGTCCGCGCATATACTTTTAAAATCTATAATTCCAACTTTCTAACATCCTCTAGCAGAACCTTGATAAGAAACGATTCCCTATTCATTACTTTCTTCCCAGGGAGGGGTATCCTAATTGAACTCTGTTACTTTTGTCAATAAGCACACAGGCCTTTGATATTTTGCCATAATTTTATTAGCAATTAAACCAGCTATATTCCGGTCTACTTGACCAGGTTCTAATAAAAATAAAAGAACTTTATGTTTTAACAAATCCTTCTATTCTATCATACTTTCTATTGTAGTTAATCCAGCATCTTGTGCTTTTGTCTGTCTATTTTTTACATTAGTAACAACTCGCATTGCCTGTTCAACTAACTGTTCTTTCTATCCAAGTAAATGTCCTCGTTTAGTAGATAGAACTTCTTTAAAAGCCTAATATTTTAACATTGACTTAAATACTAATGCTTTCTATTCTATTGTTCCGCTTCTACATATAGCATTTACATAAGGGGCTACATAGAAAGCTACACTCATATGATTAACCTTATTCTTCATAGAATACTCATTTTTCTTAGCAAGAGAAGCAAAGAAGGGATTTTTTAGATTTTGAAAACCTTTATTAATAATATGTTTTGTTTCGATGGAAGTCATAGACATCATATCAGCACAATTACCAAGAGCTACCAAGTCTAAATAATTATCTGCATTAGATACTTTTAAAAGTTTATCTAAATATCTACAAAACTGCCAAACAACTCCTGCTCCCGAAAAATCTTTGTTTGGATAATCTGAAAGTTGATTATTAATAACAATAGCGTAATCGTTCTTTACATCACATAGGTGGTGGTCTAATACAATTATTTTACTGCCATATTTAGAAAATGCCTAGCACTAATTTACATCATTAGAACCTGCATCAGGTACAATAAGTAAGTCATATTCTTTATCCAGGTGGCGGACATCTGCTAATCCGTGCTGTTTCCCCTAATGAAGATAATAATCTATATTATGCTACACCCAAGTAGGGAAAAAGTCATGTAAATAATTTAGTAAGATTGCAGAACTGGTAAAACCATCACAATCACTATCAATTACTAATAATGCGATACCTTTATTTGAAATAGTCGAAATTAATGCGGTGGCTGCCTATCGAAGTTTATTCTAGCCCAAAGCTTCGGGAGGAGCAACGTCCGCATCACTTGTAAATAAATAATCATTAATTTTATCAATTGGAATATTTCTATTTGTTAAGATTTGCTATATAACTGAATAATTTTCATTTATAGGTTTGATTAGCTAATATCTCATAGTTATACCTTCTTTCAATTTCTTGTTTTTTATATTATAATAAAAAAAATAAGAGTTGTCAAGTGAACAACTCTTATCTAGGTTTTTTTCTATTGTTAAATAATTCAAGAAAAATATCTGGTCCTTTATCTATTGGCGAATCTTTATACCCTAATAAGTTTCCTGTATCTAATATAAAACTTATTTGAATAAATCCTCCATATTTTTTATATATATTTATCAGTTTCTCTTCCCATTTAATATACTCCGCATCTTTATACTCTTGATATTGTTTATCAAATGCTATTATAATTTCTTCAACTCCAAGTGATTTTAACATTTCAACTTGATAATTAATTAAATTACTTCCACATACTGCTACACTAATATCATTTTCAATTCCAAAAAAACTACTAAATAAAAGACAAGATTTTTCACCTTCATATACAATAACCTTTTTCATTCGTTTAATATTATCTTTAGAAAAGTTAATATTATATAAATTGAAACTAAGAGGATGATTATACATTTTACCGGAAATAATAGCAGGTCTATATTTTCCTTTAGCTTCATTTTCTTTTATTAAAGTTCTTTCTCTGATTCCAATAAGCTGATTATCAATATTATAATGGGGAATAATAATTCCTTGATTGATTGGATCATAACAGATACCATGAACATCCATGCTTTCTTTTGTTATACCTTCTCTTTCCCAAGGTAAAATTCTTGGTCTAGGAAAGTTTTTCAAAAAAGAATCATCATATTTTTCAAAGGAAACTGTTTGTTGTTTATTTGTTTTAATTGATTGTTTTCTTAATTTTTCAAATACATATTTCTCATCAGGAAGTTCTAATCGTTCTTCTGAAAAATTTTCATTTTCTTCTTCGATGCCATAATAAGTAAGAATGTAATGTAGAGCATCTGGTAAATCCCAGGGTCTAGTCTTTAATTCTCCACCTTTTGCCCAGTATGTAATTCCACTTTTATTCAGATGTTTTACTTTTAATATTAATTGGAATATATCAAAAGCATCATTACATTCAGTATAACATCGAAAAAGTTTCGTATTATCATAATAATATAATTTAAATGAACCTTGACCTGGAGGATTATGGCATATAGTTCTTGAAATAATATAAGAACTATTATAGATTTGAGGTTCCCCACCTAAATCTATAAGTAATTGATATATTTGGTCTAAAGTTAAATCATTTTTAATATTCTCTAAATATTCTTTTTCATTCATTAATTACAATCCTTAAATCTTCCATATCAATTAACTGATAATTATAATCAGTAGCAAAAATAGGATTAATTCTGCAAATTCCTAAATCAGCTTTACACCAAAGTAAAATATGATTATATTTACCACGTCTATTCTTATAAATTGAAATTTTAAGATTAGGTTGTTCTAATCCTTTTTGATTTACCATTTCATCTATATTATCATGGTCTTGTTGATTTAACTGTAACATAATACTACCGGCATCAATTTTATCGGCAATAGCTTTAGCACCTCTTAATAAATTTTGATCATAAACCGAAGCATGTTGATAATCTGCATTTAACTGTGTACTTGATAAAATAAAGATACCATTATCAGTAGCCAAGTCTTTAAGACGTACACTAATCATAAATAACACATTATCTTCCCTTAGATTCTTAACTGATGCCTTAGAACTAACTTCAGATAATATTTTCATACTTGAATGGATATAATCAAGGAAAAAATATCTTACATTAAATTTTCTAACGCTAAGTTTAACAACATTTTCAATATCTTGCAAAGAAAAATCATGCAATTGTTTCAAATATAAAGGACTATTTTTAATTACTCCAATAGCATGTCTAACTCTTTCAAGTTCGTCACCTTCATATCTATTTGTTAAAATATGATCTTCGGGTACTCCAGATAAAAAAGCCCACATCATAGTTTGAACTTCACTAAAGATCTGTTCAGTCATGACGTATATAGTAGGTTCAACTGTATTTCCATTCTGAACCCATTCTTTTTTTTCTAGGTCATAAATTTCATTACAGGCTATATTGCAACAATCTGCTACCATAGCTCTAGACTTACCAACGTTTGTAGCTGCGGACCGCAGATAAAACTTGCCAAGTCTAGCTCCTCTAAACACGGTATTAATTAGATTTCCATATAAAGGATAACCTACATCAGGAGTTGTTTGAAGTTCGATTAAAAGATCGTCACTACCAACGCCCGCCTGTATAATATCATCAACAGCCCCATTAAGATATTTAAGTTTAATATCTTCTATCTTACCATCAATAGTTTCAGCAATCTGTTCTTCGGTTGTATTATCTAACCACTCTTCTTGTCTTTGTTTTTTCTTTTGGTCAAATATGTTATTTATATCATATAACCATGATAAATCAAGACCAGCTCTTTCATTATACATACGAAGAAGTGTCATTTTCTTCATCTTATGATAATAATAATTAAAAGCATCGGGTTGACAAATTGCGACTGCTTTAGTTAAATAACCAGTACCATCATAATTTTTATATACTGCCATTTTTCTAGGCTTTTGTTGAAGATAATCTTCTATTACTGAAGTTGTAATTTTTTCTACACCAAGATTATGAAGATTATAGATAGCTCCAAATACAACTTTATGTAAATCTTCTGTAAAATCCTCTGCGGTAAAACTATATCTTTCGTCATCTATAAGATTAGGATTTCGATAAACACATCCTATAACCTGCACAATAGCAGGAATATCTACATATCTTACTTTACTCATTCATCATCCTCCCAATCAAACATCCGCGGCGGCTGTTTCCATGCGCGGGGAGACTTAGATTTAACCTCGATAACCGGCTGCCGCAACATTATTTTTTCATTCTTCTTTTGTGCAGTATCAACTTCTTTATAATATTCTTTTGCTCTATCATAAACATATGGAATAATACCTACTCCATCATTACTCTTTTCTGTTGTGCCATTATTTACAAAATAAAACCATTGTAAACTTTTTGTCATTCCATACCAAGTATATCCATAGTTTTTGATAAAATTTTCAGCTTGTCTATTTATAGTTTGATAATCATATTTAGGGCCATAAACAGCTTTAACACATTCATAAAAATCTTCACGATTAAGTAATTCTTTTACTTTCTTAGGATTATCTAATGCACATTTTTCATGTACATATCTATTTCCTATTTTTACAAAAGGAATTTTTTCTCTATCGAAATTTTTATTACAAAGTAAACATTTAACAGGTATCATTTTAATTTTTCCTTTTTATTCATATATTTTATTATATCATAAAAAAAATAAGAAGTCAAGGATTACTCCTTGACTTCCTCTTCAAATAATTCTCTTAAATCATATACAATTAATGATAACTGTTCAACTTGATTTCTTGTGATTTGAGAAATCTTTTTTCCTTTACCCAGATTACGTCCAACAATTTCTTCAATTCTAGGACGGTAGTAATCTTTCTTCTCAGGCGGGATAGACTTTAACAATTCTGAACATTCTTTATAGAGAGCATCAAAATCAAGTTCCTCATAAGAAACTGATGTATTTCTTTCATCTGTAATAAATTCTTTACCAGCTCGTTTTGCTTCTTCATCAATTGCTCTATTTAAAGCGTCAACTAATGAATTATATGAAAACTTAACTTCAGGTTCCATATATCTGAAACGTGAACCGCAATCAATTGTTCCATCAAAAGACCTTAAAGTAAGGACTCTAACAGGCATACCCTCTTTTACAATAAGATGAGCATATCCATATATGTCAACCATATTTTTTATAATTTCATTATAGCTATTACTTAATGTAGGTACAACTTGATTATACTCTGTTCCATCTTGTCTTTTGAAAGTCTTGTCTTTATCATGTGATATAAATAAGACAGCATACCCTAGCTGTGTTACAGCTCTGAAGGTACTTTCAAGTTCTCTTTTTACCTGAACCCAACCTTGACCATAAGGTATCTGGTTTAATGTATCTACATTATTCTGGTCTATAATATATTTTTCACAGGCGGCCGCTGCAATGTCGATAGTATCTATAATAATTGACTGGAATCTTTCTTTTACTTCTGGTCTTTTTAACTGTCTTAAAATCTGTTTCATTTCAGACCATGTAGAAACGTCCTGTGCCTAAATATTAGGAATTGCATTATATCCTTTCTAAAATGCTAAAAGTAATGCTCCTGGCATTTGTGAGCCAAAAGTTGTTTTTCCAATTTTTCCTGGTCCATATAAGTAAGTAATATATCCACTTAAATCTCTACTTACTTTATGGGGCTAAATTTTCATTAAATCAATTGCCATTTTTATACCTCACTATTTTCTTTTTTCATACTCATAGTTTAAAATGGCAAGCGGTTTAACCGCTTGCCTATTAATTAAAAGTCATTAAAATCTCCCATAGGAATATTAGATAAAGGACCTGCCATTGTATTAGGGGTTGGGGTAGACTGAATGGCGTTCTTCTGGCTGTTCGCATATGCGATGGCCGCACTCTTAACTTCCTCAAGATGAACATTTCTATCAGCAACCTTCTTCTGAAGTTCTGCTCTATCTTCATCTGTAAAGTCATAAAGCTGAGGCTTAGAGCCTTCAATTACCCATTCTCTACGAGTTCTCTCAGAGTACTCAACCATAGGTTCTCCCCAAGCATTTTCAACTTCCTTTTCTACTCTGATGGTAGTATTTCTAATGCTACCCCATACTTGAGTATAAATAGGATTTGCACTTGAAACTCCAAGTCCCTCAAAATATTCAATTGCCTTTGGATTATAAGCAATCAAGTCCCAAGGAAGAATAGCTTCTCTAAAGTTAAAAATAACTCCATGAATCCTTGCATGAAGAACATCATCTGTTCCTTCTTTAGGTTCAACAACAGTTACCTTATTAATAATCATATCATAAGTGAACTTATTTCTTGAAGTTCCCTCTGGAGCAAGTTCCTTAATGAATGTGATAAAACCACCTTCATTTCTCTGAGCAGAAACTGCTCTATCATCATTTACCATATAAAAGTCATTCAAGTCACCGGAAGGAGTAAGTCTAATTTTTTCTGCATTTTCCTTACCAACACCTTCTCTTATCCATGCTTTATTCTCTGTTGTAATCTTCTCAAATGCAGAGAATCTGGAATCTGTTTTTCCATTTCCAAAAGTAGGAAGTACGAAAGTATAATGTACAGGAATAACATTCAAACCTGCTTCGTCAGTTGCGATATGAATTGTTCCTGACCAAAACTCCTGTCCATAATAATTAGAAGCCTGATTCTTTACAGTTTTCTTTGTCAGATCAAAATCATAAAGTCTGCCTTCCAAAATTTCTCGATTCATCTTATTCTTCATATTTTTTACCTCTTATTTAATTCTTATAATTTTATTATATAATAATTTTTTTAATTTTTCAAATCATCCTTCATAAGTAATTAATTCTTTACCATATGGAAGTGACTCTATCCATTCACAGAATTTATGCCATTCTGTTAATTTATGATAGCGACGTTGGAAATAAATATTTCGTAATACTTCATAATTAAGAGTTACAGTTCGAGTTTGTAACCATGCTTCAGGAAGTATTCTAATTAATTCCTTCCAATATCTTTTATCTTTTGTTTCATTATATTTCAGACGAAGATATTCAAGATCATTAATAAACATATCCCAAAATTCAGACATATACATATCTGGATTAAGAGGATTATTTTCATACATCATCATATCTTCATTAAAATCGTCCATCTCAAAACATTCTTTTGTAATAGGAGTACTAGCTAACTTATGCATTGTACTTGTTGAGTTAGCTACTGTACCTACTTTGTAAGTATCAAACTACTTCCACCAATATAACGGCGCGGTAATATCAACAGAAACAAAAATTTGACGTAAAAATTTTCTATCACTTGTTCCTGCTTTAATCATACGTTGAGCAAGATTTAAATCATTAGGTCCAATATAGGCATATTCAAATAAACCTCTATCAAATTCCCAATTTATAATACCATTTTTTCTTAACCAAGCTGCGTATTTATCTATTTCTTGGTCATAATGATCACCGTCTTCTACAGAAACATTATCTTTAACACAATAAAGATGTGCTATATCCCAATCTTCTGTATCATTAACAGTTCCTATTCCAAAACTACTATCAGATTTTGCCCAACTTTCAAGAGGATTGCGGAGTCCTCTAAATGCTCCTTCAAAATTCATAACTCGTGTCTATTCAAATTTCATGTTTTATCCCCTATGGTAATGGCAGTGGTATTTGTTTTTAAATTCGTTGTTGCATATGTAGGATAAGATAATGGAGTTACCCAAGTCCAAGCAGAATTAGCTCTATATCCATCCCAATAAACTTCATTTAAAAGAGTTTCTAATTCTTCTTTAGTAAACTCAATTTTTCCATTTTTATTTGTCTAAAAAACTTTAACCATCATTTTTTATTTACTCCAATATTACTATTATATCCATATGTATCAGCTTGATACAATGATATAAAGTATTTTTCTTTTTCATTTAATTCATCTCGTTTACACTCTAAAAGAATCTCAAAAGTAAAATTCTATAAACCATAATCTTGCATTGCTTTATAAAGTTTGTTACCAGGCGGAGTATCAATCCCTAATCCTGCTTTACAATGCTAATTCCATCTTTTATATATATCAACTGCCTGTCCAATATAACATTCTCCTGTTTGAGAGTTTGTTATTTTATAAATTCCCATTTTTGTTTTATCTTTTAAAATAATAGGGAATTTAACTTTAGCAAGCGGTTGCCAGTATGTCTGCCATATCAACATAGATAAAATACGAGGTTTAGCTAATTCCATTTTAACTTTTTCTAATTTTTTAATATCAGAAAGCTAAATATTTGATGGAACTAATCTATAATCATCTATTTTGTTTTTAATTTCTTTCTACCTTAAAATAGCCTAGTATGCGGCCTTACGTGTCTACTTTAATATCTAAAGTGAGGCGGCCGCCGCCTAAACTTCCTGCTAAATCGAGCTTAATTTCTACTCATATTTAGACTTTTGTTGATTACATTCTAGTTTAAAAAATTCTAACTATTGGTCTATTGTTTTTCGTTTTAAATTTTCATAATCTTTTAATCGAGATTGAATTTGCTATTCTTCAAAATTATATTTCTAATTAAATTGTTGTTCTTTTTGCTATATCTTTTCTTCTATTGAAGTTAATCGATTTTCAGCTTCTTTTATTTTGGTGGTATATCCTTGCTAAATAGCTTCCTATTTATCTTGTAAATGAATTTCTTTTTCTCTTAATTCTATCTATCGAGAATGTAATGTATACCACTGATAGCAAAAAAATCCAATTATAATAAAAATTATTAAAATTATACCAAATCCATTCATTATAAAAATACCTGGGTTAAAATATACTTAACCCAGGCAATTCCTTTCATCAAGCTTCGTAATCATAAGTTCTGCCATAGTCAGTGAACTCAATAAACTTGACAGTCTCATGTCTTGTCTTGCCATCTACAACTACTTCTACTTCACCTGGGACACGAACCATAAGAGATTTTACTTCCTTAACCTTCTTACCATCTACCTCTTCACCAGTCTCTTCCTTATGATTAGTAAAAGCAGCTGTAAGAGTTGCATTAACACTCTTTGCGCTCAAATCTAATGCTTCTGCAATATCCTTTGCAGTAATATGTTCTGACTCATGCTCTTCTACATATTTCTTAATCATCAGTGCTTTCTCACTAAACTTACCCATTTTTAATTTCTCCTTTTTAAATCATTTATCTTATTTATTATATTATATTAAAATTTTTATAAAAAGTCAAAAACATTTTAGTTCTTGCCTTATATACTCATCTAACTAGAATAATTCTTCTATGGAAAGAGGGTCTATAATATTTTCAATTTTAGAAGAAACATCTTCAAGATTATTGTCCTTCTTTCGACTTTCCATTTCTAATCTAGCTACTTCTTTTGCAATTTCTTTTAATCTTTTCTTATTCATATATTTATTATACCAAAAAATTTTTAATAAGTCAATTTATTAATTTTAGGAAATCTTCTTCAGTAATAATTGGAATATTCAATTGTTTAGCTTTTAAATTTTTACTTGAAGTTGATTCAACATCATTATTAATTAGATAATTGGTTTTTGAACTTACCGAATCAGTTACTTTTCCGCCCTCATTTTCAATAGCAGATTTAATTTCATTTCGGTTTTTAAAAGTTTTTAATTTGCCTGTAATAACAAATGTTTTACCTTCTAATTTTTTTGATGCCGAAATAAAAACTACCGGCCGCATCTCTTTTATATATTTATCAAAAATAGAATCAGCTTCAGTGAAATCATAATTAAGTAAAGTTTGAATCATAACTTCACCAATACCAGCTATTTCATATAATTCCTGACTATTGTTATTAACAGCTTCACGGAAAGTTTTATAATCTCCAAATTTTTTAGCCAATGCTTCAGAAGCTACTTTTCCAATTAATGGAATACCAATAGCACAAATAAATTTAGCAGTAGGACTTTTTTTACTTCCTTCTATTGCATCTAATATTTTATTAACAGATACTACACCAAAGCCAGGCTTATTTGCCCATTCTGTTTTATAAGTATTTAAAGTAAAAATGTCTTCTATATTATTAAGCCAACCATAATTAATAAGTTTTTCAAGCGTAATTTTTGATAAACCTTTTATATCTAATCCCTTTTTACCACAAAAATGGTCTAAACGATTAATTAATTTACCATTACAATTTGGATTAATACAATATAGAACTTCACTATCATTATCTTTACGAATTTCAACATCTCCACCACAATAAGGACAAGTAGTAGGAATTTGAATACCTGGTATCATTTTAGGATTATTTGTTTGAGCATGGCTTACTTGAGGAATAATTTCATTCGCTTTATAAATAAATACTCTCTGGCCAGGATAAGCACCTCCCATTAATTGAGTCATAATAGTAATATTATGTAAGCTTGCTCTATTACAAGTAGAACCATCAATATCAATATCATTATAAATAAGTACAGGAGTTAATTGACCTGTTCTACCCATAGTCCATTCAATATCTTTCACTTCAGTTTCATATTCTTTAATACCAGGTTTCCATGCAATAGCATTTCTAAAGTGGTGTGCAGTTGCTCCCAAAGATTCCCCATACTCTATATCGTCATACTTAAATACAACTCCATCACAAGGAATACCTCTTTCTTCTGCTCTTTTTTGGCATACTTTAAGAGCTTCTTCTATATCTTCTTCACTTCTTATTATATAGAAAGGTACAACATTAAAATCATAATTTTTAGCTGCTATAATTTTATCTAAATAAGTTAAAATATCTGAATCATCAATAGAAATAATATCCCACATTATAAAAGACAGGTTACGAGATTTAACTTCATTCATATCTAATAAAGCTAAAGCCCCTGCAGCAGCATTTCTTTGATTCTTAAAGCGTTCAGAATCAAAATCTCTTTTAAAAATAATAACCTCTCCATCAATAACAACATGTCCACTTTTAGGAATGATAAGAGGAATATCTTTTATATAATGAGCATGTTCAGTAATATCTCCCCCTATATATCCATCTCCTCTGGTATTAGCACTTACTAATTCTCCATTTTCATAGACAAGACGTACAGAAAGTCCATCACATTTCACACTTGCAATAAGAACCTTATCTTTTTTAAAAGATTTAATTTCTTCAATAGAATGAACTTTGTCAAGACTTAACATAGGTTTATCGACAATATAAACCTTTTTAATACTATCTAATACGGGGGCACCAACTGAAAGTTCATCCCCGTATTCTTCAACCAATTTATCATATTCAAAATCTGACATAATAGGAGAGTCAGTATTATAATAAGCATTTTTTGCTTCTTCTATTTTATTTCTTAATTCTTCTTTATTCATTCTCCATCTCCATCTAAATATACATTATTGCCGCAACAAGGGCATTTACAATAATAATATTCTTCATTATATTGAGAATCTATAATATATTCATCTTTATTAGCTGTAAAAATACAATCACAATAGCTACATTTAAAGCGTTTAACTTTCATAAGCTTATCTAAATTACCTTCTTTAATAATCTTCATAATCTAACTCCATTTTTTTCAACTCTTTTTTCAATAGTAGCTCTGTGGGCAGTAGTAATATTTTTTAATGTCCCACTTTCAATAAGACCTTTTAAGTTTAAAGGAAAATATCCAAAAACATTTTGAGCTAAATTTAAATGGTAAGAATCTTTATAAAATTCTCCACTATGGTCATGCCCATGAATATTTAGACAAACTGGCGTCCAAAATCCAAAAGTAATTTGCAATGGCTCATGAGATAGAACAATTTTTTCTGCAATCCAAAGAGGACCCGTATACACTTCTTCAAAATATTTTTCCATTTGGGTTGGGGCAGTATCATGATTCCCCATTAAAAGAACTTTATGGCATTTTAATTTATCCATACATTCTGGATTTCCAACATCTCCTAAATGAATAAGAGTATCATTTTTATGGCAACATTCATTTAAGAGATAGATTTGTTCTTGTTCAGAGATTTTATATCCCATAAATTCTCTATCATCATCCTCAAAGTGTGTATCTGAAACAAGATACACACTTCCTTTTTCAGACCAATGCTGAAATGGTTTATATAATGTTTTAATCATCTTTTCTCCTTAAACAATAATAGCAGATTCAACTTGACTTCTTTCAATAATTTTAGTTCCAGTACCTAATTTAGATTGAATTGAAATTTCTTTTACTGGAACACAAATTGAATTCGGTTTACCTGCTATTAAGATAGCATCTTCTTCTGAAGCTTTAAGTGCGGCCGCCACATAATCATTAGGGTCTAGCTTTAGTGCCATAACACCACGGCCGCCGCGGTTTTGAATAGTAAAATCAGAAATAGGCATGCGTTTACTTTTTCCTTCTTTTGTGATTAATACAACATAATCTTCATTAGAAGAAAAATTAATTGCTCCAGTAATGCCATCTCCATCTCTTAAATTAATTCCTTTAACTCCACTAGTTAATCTACCAATGGGTTTAATATCATCAAAAGTAAATTTAATGGCATATCCTTCTTCTGTTATAAGAATAATTTTTTCATCATCATTCATAAAACGAACAAAGGCAAGTTCATCATTATCTTTTATTTTAATAGCTTGAATACCTGTTGTCTTTTTAGTATTAACATATTCTTCAAATTTCGTCTTTTTAACAAGACCATTTTTAGTGAAGAATACTACATAATCAGCAGGTTTTTCCCCTCTAGCGGAAGCAATTTCTTGGATAATTTCCTTATCATCTAGTTTTAAAATAGTTTTAAGATTAACTCCCCTAGATGCATTAGTTCCCTCAGGAATTTTATCTACATTTAAACGATACATTTTTCCTTCAGAAGTGAAAATCATAAGAGTATCAATAGTGTTTGTTGCTAGCATTATTCTAGGAGATTCAGAAGCTGTTTTAACTCCTACTCCACGTCTATGTTGTACTTTAAAATTCTTTTTAGGAATACGTTTTACTTCATTTAAATTATTAACAATAACAACAACATCTTCAGGAATAATCTCAGCTTTTTCTTTTTCTTCTTTTGTTATTTCAATTTGAGCAAGTTCTGTTCTACGAGCATCCCCGTACTTCTTAACTAAATCATTTAATCTAGTTTTAAGTATATCTTTTTGTCTATTTTTATTAGCTAAAATATCAATAAGGTCATTAATCTTATTTTCAAGTTCAGCTTTTTCTTTTTCTAATTCAACCTTTTCTAATCTAGCAAGAGAAGATAATCTCATTGCAAGTATAGCTTTAGCCTGGTTCTCTGTAAAATTATACTTAGCTATAAGATTGACTTTAGCGGCTGCCGCACTTTCAGATGCTTTAATTAGAGCGATAATATTATCAATATCCTCAAGTGCTTTGAGTAATCCTTCTATAATTTCCAATCTTGCTTTTGCTTTTGTTAAATCAAAATTACATTCTTTAACAATACAATCAAGATTATGGTCAACATAAATTTTAATCGCATCTTCAAGATTTAATTCTGTAGGAGTTTTATCAACTAAAGCAACTTGATTATAACTAAAAGAAGATTGAAAATTAGTTTTATTATATAATTTTGCAACAATGGAAGAAGGATTAGCTCCTCTCTCACAAGTTACAACAATTCTAATCTTCTTAGAACTTTCATCATGTATATCTGAAATACCTTCAATTTCTTTATCTTCACAAGCTTTACCTACTTGTGCTATTAATCCTTCTATTGTTTCTCCATAAGGTATTTCATAAAAGATAATTTTATTTCCTTCGATATTATATCTAGCTTGAATTTTAACTGTTCCATGCCCAGTTTTCATAATTTTAGGAATATCATCTTTATTAATTATTAATCCACCAGTCGGAAAATCAGGGCCGTCCAACATAGGAGTAAGACCATCCAAATAATCAAACACTGCTTTTGCGACATCATTAAGATTATGAGGTGCCCAATTGCATGCCATGGCAACCCCAATACCAGTGTTAGGATTACAGAGTAGATTAGGAAAGGCAGAAGGGAGAGTAACAGGCTCTTCAAGAGTCTCATCATAGTTTGGTATAAAATCTACATTATTCTTTTTAATTCCATTTAACATTCCTTCTTCTGCTATTTTACTAAGGCGGGCTTCGGTATAACGAGCAGCAGCTGGTCCATCACCTGCAATATTTCCATTATTACCATGCCAATCGATTAGAGGGTATCTCATTACCCAAGGCTGGGAAAGACGTACCATGGCTCCATAGATAGACGAATCCCCATGAGGATGATACTTACCCATTACGTCACCGACAATTCTTGCGGCCTTTACATGAGGCTTAGATGAAAATCTTTTCTCCTCAAATGCAGACCAAAGAATACGCTTGGCGACTGGCTTAAGTCCTGATTTAGCATCTGGAATTGCACGGTCGGTGTTAACGGCGACCGCATATTCTATAAAATTGGTACTAAGTTCTTTTGTTAAATCATTTTGCATATTGCAACCTTTCTTTTTCATATGGACTATAATATTCAAAATCAAAATCTTCTTTTAAAGTTGTTTTTATGGTTTCATAAACATCTTCATTGTTCTCTTCTATGCCCATTAAAAAATCAATTATTTTTATATATTCTTCTTTTGTTTTATTCATCATATTTAATTTATGTTTATTTTGCATTTTTCTTCCCATTCCTTTGCTGCTTTTTCTTGATTATAACTACTTATCCAATAAGTGCAAAAAATACTATCATAAAAGAAACATGGTAGTATACAATATTTTTCACGGTCTATAATCCCCATAGGACAGAATTGACCATTTGGACAATATTTAGTAGGAATATGGTAAGGATTATCAATTAATATCATATTTTTATTCCACATTATTTATTACCTTCTATTAATTCTACTGAAACAATATTTTGAATATCTGCATCAAAATTTGGAGTTATATCATCAAATATATATCCTGTAGCTTCATCTGTATCTATATAGTAATTAGTAATTACTCCTATTGCCTTTTTATCTTTTAAAATGGGTGCATTTATAATAGAAGATAAATTAGAAATAGGATACTTTTTTAAATTTAATTTTATTTTAAAATTTGTCATTCTTTTATACCTCTATTTCTTTTAAAATTTTATCTGCAAGTTCTTCTGCTGTACCAGGAGATAATGCCCAATTTTGATATTTTCTATGACAGTCAAGACAACATTTATCTTCATATTGTTCATAATCATTATATTTACAATTATCACAATAAGAATAAGATAATTCAGAAGTTAAAATATTTATAATTTTTTCTTTATTATTTTGCATTACTTACTACTCCAATTCAAATTTATTTATTTTACATTCCGGTATATTATAATAATGATGAATACCACATTCTGAATCATCATAAATTAATTTATCATTTTGCAATTTACATCTATATTCAATATCATCTATTGTGCCTGTCTCATATACTCTTGACCAAGAATGTTTGCAATCAAGACATGTTTTTGCTAATTGAAAATCTTTACAGTTTATTTTTTCAACTATATCATCAATTTCACACTATCGTTTCAAACAATACCATTCTCCAAAATAAGATGATTCCCAGCTATAAGAATGAAATTTACATGGATACTAAAAACAATTTTTTAATTTATCCATATATTAAATCCTTTCTATTTTTCCTTCATGTTTAATAAAGAAATTTTCTCCAATAAAAAAGAAATCGTTACAAGTATTTTCAACACTGTTCCCATTTTCATCATAAAATAATACTGCAAAAGTCTGATCTGGGGGTCTAAAATAATTTATATTATAAATAACCATTTTATAATTATTCCCATCTAAACTATGTAAAATAAATTCATCATTTACTTTAATTTCATTCTGCATTATAAGTAGCCTCCTTGCTATGTTCTCTAATAAAAGCTTTTCTAGGTTCAATTTTAGTTCCCATTAAATCTTCAAAGAGCATATCTGTTTCATCTATATCTTCAATAGTAATCTGTTTAATAATTCTATTATTAGGGTCAGTAAGAGTTTCTTCAATCTGTTCTACATCCATCTCACCTACGTATTAATCCATTATTTCTAATGGTACTGACTATTTCTTCTTTGTATAAACAAAGGCCACCTTTTCCAATAACGTATCAATAGTTATTGTACTCCACAACAACGTGGATAGTCGATACAGGTTATTTTACTATTACGTGTTTCCAGTTACATCCATACCATACATTTTGAAATGAACCAAAGGTTATATTAAGAAATTTATAATCTTCATATACATCTTTAATTTTTTCGCCATTCTTTTTTCTAACTCTAATTTCATAAACATTCTCTTCTGTTAATTTAGAACGTCCATTTTCAGAGCCTTTTTGTCCCGTATTATGAAGATGAAAATCTTTATTTTCTTCTGTATATACCTATGGCATTATATGTTTCCAAGTCTACCCCTTCCATATTTTAGAAAAACCATTATGACCAATTTTATCAAAATATAGTTTTTCTACTTCTTTACATCTTTCGTGATTATTATATCTAGTTCTTATATCTATAACATCTTTTTCTGTTAATTTATGGTTAGGATGTAATTCTCCAGGTTCTCCATAACCACCTTCTCTGATATTATAGCCATTATTATGAGCAAGACTATTATAATATTTTATCCAATATCTTTCTCTTTCATCTAACTAAGATAACTAACACTATTCAATCACTTCAAATGTAAAATTTTCAATTCCATATTTTATAAAAGCCTTGTATAATGGATATTCGGGATGTCTTTTCCACTAATATGTTTTATGGTCTCTCCATCTTTTTTCAATTTGATTAGATTGACCAATATAACATTTTTTATTAATTTTATTTGTAATTTTATAAATTCCTATCATTATTTTATCTCCTTGTAAAAAATTCGGAGATAATCTTGTGTAATAGTAAAATCTTCCCACGAGATTATCTTCTATTATAATTTTAAAATTATCATTTCAAGGTTTCCCTGAAATGTCCTAAATTATAACGGTCAGACTACCTCGTTAGCTATCTAAAAATTAGATAACCCCGTTGATAAACGGAAAAATGGCTAAGGGCCAGACTATCTCTTACCCTTTCATACGGTTTACTTGATAGTTTCCAGTATGAGTTTTTCTATACTGCTCAAGCTCTTCATCATTTTTAAGATATTTATAACCTTTATTTCCTGCCAAAGTAATTTTATAAAGTGGAGGTACTCCTGCATAAATATATCCATCATAAATCAAATCTGGACAGAAGTTCCATATAAAGGTATAAAATAGATTCTTAATATGTGCTCCATCAACGTCAGCATCGCTCATAATGATAATTTTACCATAACGTAAATCATCTTCATCATAAGTTACTTTCATTGTTTTAGTATCAATCTTTAAACCAAATGCATCAATCATTGTCATAATTTCTGCATTTTTCTGAATCTTATCTAATGTAGCTTTCTGTGTATTAAGAATTTTACCTCTTACAGGCATTACTGCTTGAAATTCATTATTTCTTGCAGTCTTTAATCCACCAGCAGCGCTGTTACCTTCTACAATATATATTTCACATTTACTGCGGTCTTTACTGTAACAATCAGCTAGCTTACTATCAAATTTAAGAGCCTTCTCTTTTTTCTTACCTTGCTCTCTAGCTTTCTCTCTAGCCTTTTTTGCAGCTTCTCTAGCTTTTTTAGCATTAATAGCCTTATCCGCAATTAATTTAACTTCCTTTTCATTATTGTTTAACCAATAACTTAAATTTTCAGACAAGGCTGCATTAAAAGGTTTCATATCAATTTTAGTGATACGACTCTTAACCTGAGCATCATATGAAACATTTGGAGCGGTAATATTAAAAATAATATACATACCTTCCTGTATATCATCACCGCTTAAATTTTCATCCGTAGCTTTTAACCATTTCTTCTCTTTAAAAAATTTATTAAATTCTCTAGTAATAAGAGTTTTAACTTGAGTAATATGAGGGCCATTCTCAGTAAGACCAGTATTGACATATGGAATGATAGTTGAAGAATAATTAGATGTATATGTAAGAACCATATCCATCTTATTCTTACCTTCGGCATAATTCATATCAAACCTAGAGTCAATCAGTTCTTTATCACCGACCGCCGCGTCAACCAAATCATGTAATCCTCTTGTAGATACATAATCATAGGTTTTTCCATTTTCAACAAGATGAATGGTTAATCCAGGACATAGGCATACTATTGTTTTAAACAAGTTATGAATTTTATTACTTTCTACTTCTGTATGAGTAAAAAATTCTTCTGAAGGCTGCCATTCTACTAAAGTTCCAGATACACCGCCTGCTCCTGAGGTTCTATTTTGAAAAACACCTTCTTTAAAATATATTTCTTCCCATTCTCCATCTCTCATAGTTTTAACTCTTAACCAATGAGATAAAAATGTGGTAATTTTAGAACCAATACCAAAAGAACCAAGAGATGTCCCTTCATATGTTCCATCTTCTCTGTATTTACCAGAAGTATTAAGAACACTAAAAGCAGCTTCAAGAATTGTTTTACCGTCTTCTCTAAAACTATTTGGAATAAAACCTTGTCCATAATCTCTTACTGAAACTTCACTTTCAATAATTGTTACATCAATTCTATTTCCATGTCCAAGTCTATATTCATCAACAGCATTAGAAATAATTTCAACTAGTAATTGAGTTGCATATGTAGTATCTCCGCAATATACTCCTGGAGAATGCCGTGTAAATTCAAGGGGGGTTAGAGTTTCGATACTATTTTTTGTATATAAATGCTTATCATTATTCATTAACATACTCCCATTTAAATCCACCACAATGACTTCTATTTCCCCTGCAAGCTTTACTAATTCCACTATTATCACAGCCTGTTTCTCGAGATGCGAGAGCGATAGAGTCATAAATGGCTATTATTTCTCCTGTTTTTAAATTTTTTTGCATAACTTTTCTATTTGTTTTTTGTTTTTGTGTAGTTCCTGCTTTTCCTTTATAACTAAAAGCATTTCCAATTTTATATTCTGGAATTATTAATTCTCCATTGTTATTGTCTATCCAACGAAAAATTCTTTTTTCTGTTGTAAGTATTTCACCTCTACAACAAGCAGCAATTTTTTTCTCATTTAAACCCGTCTCTTCTGCACAATCAACAATACTTCTCCAGATATTTAATATTTTATTTTCACAGTCTACTTCAGCTACGTCTTTAGCATTTTTCCTTTTTGTTTCGCTCATTTTTCTATAAGCCTAAACACTATTTATTGGATGTTTTGTATCTAAAGTTTGATTATATCCGTTTGGAGATAAAGTGTTATATTTAATAATATATTCTTTTTCAATATCTCTAATTTCTTTTTCTTCGCACTCTTTTTCTAATAATACTTCAAATTTAAAATTATCCAAACCATATTTTCTCATAGCTTGATATAATGGATATTCATATTGATGAGCATTAGTATGAGTAGAATTATAAATATGTTGATTGTATCTTATATTAGAAGGAACTATAGTAGAACCAATATATTGCTTATGATTAATTAAGTTTGTAAAACAATAAATAGAACATTTTCTCATTTTTATTTCTCCTTATATTTAATATATTCTATAATATTATAGAAAATAAAAAATATAAATTAACCAAGCCTGTCCTGGCCTTATGACTCAATTGAATTTTCATTATATAAAGTTTTATTTGTCATATTAATACTCCTTTTTATTTTATAAATAAATTATATCATAATTTTTAAAAATTTGCAAATTTCATTCCTCAGTTCATATGAAAATAAAAATCTTGCATCATTTTAGTTCTTGACTTTATATCACATTGACTTGACATCTCTAAAAAATTTTCATATAATATAAAAAAGGAAATAAGTCAGAGAGGTTTCACGTATCCGTTAAAATATATATATAGACAAAAAAATAGGAGGTAGCATTACACTACCTCCTATTATTATTTTATTTATCCCACATTAGGATTTGCAATTCTACTTAGTAAATCACTTGCATAATTAGAACCTCTACTTATTACAATTCCTGTTAAGAAAGTTCCAATTGCGGGATTCACTACCATTCCAAGTGCTTTAAAAGCATCAGCTCCAAAAGCAAAAGCAATAAGAATTCCAATTAAAATACTAATTAATTGAGTAATTCCAGTTTTCTTCTCTCCAGTTTCAAAAGCCTGGGCGATTGTTTTACCATACTAAATAAGACCTTCTACAAGGACGGCCGCCGCAATAATAGCTCCAAATTCCATAACTCTTCCTCCTTAATTACTAACCTTAAAATTATTTTTTTCTAAACGTTCTTGATAATCGTTCTTAATGTATTCAATTGATGCTTCAGTTTGATGATTCTTGAATTCGGGATGCTCCCTACAATAATTTAAATAATTTGTAATATCTTGCATTACTTGCACATAGCTGTCATGGCTATGTTCCCACCCTTCAAGAATTTCATCCATAAATTTAAGAATACGAACACGACATGCAATTACAGTATGCTCACCAAATTCACCATTTAATTTATCAATCTTTTTATTAAGCTGCTCGTTACGTTGATTCGACCTGTTATCAATTTCAACAATTTTCTCATCAATCTTTTCATCAAGTTTCTGAATCATCTCGATTATCTTTTTCGAACAATCTTCTTTATTATCTTTACGTTGTAATAAAAACTGTATAAATCCCCATAAAGCGTTTGAGCCTATAACAGCTATAAAAATTGCTATAACAGCATTTTTTTCCATTGGTCTATTCCTCCATTATATTATTTTCTTTTTACATAGGAAGAATAGACATAGCCATACTTCCCGTTATACTTGATTAAATACCAGTCACCATCTTGATGACATACACCTATTTCTGTACCTTTACGAAGGGGACTGAAACTACAAGTTTTTGCGGAAGTCATAGGCTGAAGTCTAACATTTAATGATCCACCCTTTGTACTAACAACACCATTCCATTTAATAGTATGAATATCATCAACAATAGGGTCTGGGTTTGACACCTCGCTAATCTTAGTTTTACCTATATATTGACTTTGGACATATCCAAACTTTCCGTCATATTTAATAAGATACCAATCACCTTGCTTATATGCTACGCCAACTTCTGTGCCTTGTTTTAATCCACTAAAAGAACATTCTTTAGCAGTTAAATTTGGCTGAAGTCTTACAGCTAATTTAACATTGTTACCAATATTAACATAGCCTTTCCATTTTACAGTATGCATATCATCAGCCACAACAACTTTATTTGTATCAGTAGTTATTTTAGTTGAATTATAAGCAGGTCTACAGAATTTAGTTCCTGGTAATTTAGAATTATAATATGTTTTTTGACAAACTCCGCCACCGTTATCTACAATAGAAGAAGCACCAGAAGTATTTCCTTCAATAGTAGTAAATTTATCACCATCAACAGCAATAACAAAACCAGTGTGCGCGAATGTACCATTTTTATAAAAAATCACAATATCACCTACTTGAGGATTAGCATGTTTTGTAAATAAACTACCTAAAGTTGGACAGTAAACATAAGGATAATGTTTTAATAATTGTTTAGCTCTGTCAATACCAAGAGCCATTGTAATACACCAAGTTACAAAACCAGCACACCAAGGTTGTGCTTGGTAATTTTTACCACACCATTTATTAATATCTCTCCAATATTTAGTATAGTTATTATATCCAGCATTACCTGTTTTACTGTCAAGCTGACTATTAGATCTTTTCTATAAATAACCTAATTCCGCTTTGGCTACTTCAAGAACTTTTTCCCATTCTGACTTTTCAATTGGTTTAGTTTCTTGTTTTTCTGGCTTTTTTATTTCTGCGGCGTTCATATTAAAAACATTCATAATGTAGCTTAAATCAACGCGGCCGGCGATGCCATCTGCGCTGCCACCAGAAGTATATTGCCATAATACCTGATTTCCATCATATTTATTTTTAGATACTCCATATTCTGCAACCCAGGTATTATACTCTGCGGCCGCCGCAATTTTAGACATATCTAAGTTATTATACAACCATGCTCTAGATGCATATATGCCACATGGGATGCCTGCCGCCAGCAATTTATTACAGATAATATTTAACATTTCTGTTCTTTTTGCTCTTGATAATTTATCTGAGCGACCGCTTTTATCTCGTTGAACAACTTCGCTATCTAACCACACTGGCATATTAAGATTAGTACTTTTAACTTCATTAATAATAAATTGAGCCTATTCTTCAGCTTCTGCTCTTGTTATTGAACAAGGAAAGAAATAAAAAGAATGTTCAATTTCATATTTTTCACAAGCTGCACGGTATTGTTTATATTTTGGGTCACAAGTAATAATTCCTGTTTTACTCCCTCTATAACCAATTCGGATTATAACAGGATAACCAGTAGCTTTAACTTTTTCCCAATTTGTAACATTATTAAATTGAGAAATATCAATTACCTTTTTGTTTATCATGTGAAAGTCCTCCTTACCATTTTTTTGATTTTGCATTTAATAAAGAGTTTATTTCATCTTGGATGAGTTGTCCGTATCCTCTTCCAAATAATTTATCAAGGTTATTGATTCTCTATTGATTTTTACCAAAACTAACTTTGCCATCAATAATATTTTTTGCTACGTTGTGCATAAGATTTACTCTTTTTTGAACTACAATTGGATCATATCCTGCATCAAGAAGATATGTCATTCTACTATTGTTAGATTTATATTTACCCATAAACACTCCTCTAACAACATCTACTAATCCAGTTGTTTTTAAAGTATTGCTTCCTTTATAAGGAACAGAAAATGAATACTATTTTCCACTCTTGTACATTATAAATTTACCGTCACAAACAACAAAATTAATGTCTCCAACATCTTCTAGTACTGTAATACCAGCTTGTTTACAACGTCTAGCTCCATATGCAGTAAAATCTGTTGTGCCAATTCCATTTGGTTCTAAGTTATTGTACCAACAATAATTTGCGCCATTTTCTTTTAATCCACTAGCTTGAGAAGCAGTACAGTTATTTCCATGGTGTGGGATTTTAAAGAATTTTACTTTTATATTAAGTTTTTTAATAAAATCCCAAATTCTTTCTGGGCCATCTCCGCTGGTCCAATAATACCATTCATTAAAATAACAACATAGACTTCCATCGTTTACATAAGACCATCCATTATCATCATCATTTGCTACATAACTAGGTTGTTCTCTATAAACTTTAAATTTAATATCTCCAAGTTCAACCTTATCTCCATGTTTTAAATATTTAACTGGAATTTTTTTAGCTTTTGCTTCAGAAATAATTTTATTAAGATAATTAATATCATCTCTAACAGCATCACTACCTTTATTGTTTCTTAATCCACTCTTTAATGAATTTGGATCGTAGCAATAAAAAGCTAATACTGTAAAATAACTATCTTTAATTATTTTTCTTAATCCATCAGCATGATCATAATGGGGGTGAGATAATAAAAGATACACTTTTTTAATCTTATTTCTCTTTAAATAAGCAATTAACGCAGTAGCACCTGCACCGCAATCTCCATCTATAATAAAACAAATGCCATTTTTCATATCAATAAGAACTTGAGTATCTCCATGTCTTGTCTAGCTACTAGGTCTTCCAAAACCTGGTATCCAACCTCTAATCATATTGATTCACCTCCTAAAATAAAAAAATCACTATTAATAGGTTTCTACTAATAGTGATTTTTATTAAAGAAGTTTTATTTATTGTTGACCTTACTTAGTAATTGCTCTCGAAGTTGAAAACCTCTTTGAATATCATCTTTTTGAATTTGAATAACTTCTGCATAATCTTTAGCTGTTTTATCATAATATTTAATATGATTATCTAATATTTTTATAATTATTTTTTCTCTTTCTCCATAAGGAATGTTTTTATCTAAAAGAGTTTTTTCTATATCCTTTCTTAAAGATTTTAAAGCTTGCTTTTTAATTTTATTTTTATCCCGCTGCTCTTTCCAATATCCTATCATAGCTCTCTTTTCAGCTAAACGCTGTCCAAAAAATCTATTAGGAACATTTTTATCTGTTTCTTTATAATGGGCAGAGCCTTTATAAATTTTACCTTTATGACTAAGTTCTACTTGTGCAGTCTCTGTAGTGTAGTCATATTCTGCTGTTAATAGTTTCATAGAATCTCCTTTATATTTGTATACTATTATAATTTTGAATATCTTTTATAATATCTTCAATAGATACGGGATAACAATTATGTGCATCTACTGCAACATTATAAATATGATATTGACCATATTCAAATTTATTTTTAGAATGAGTGTGACCAGAAAGATTCCAAAGAAATTTTTTATCTTCTTTATTTCCGACCATAGTTGGATAATGGGATAGATAAAAAGCCTTTTTTTGATATTTTATCATATCTGCGTATCCATGGAAATTAAATCCATATCCATCATATAAATCCATTTTATAGTTAGTATCATGATTTCCTTGAATATAATGTACATTTTGACAAACAAGTTGGTTATAAATTCTATTCCATTCTTTTTCATCTCCACTCATAGCAAGGTCACCAAGAATGTAAAGTTCATCTTCTGGCCCAATTATTTCATTACAATGCAATAAAATAGCAGTATCATGCTCTTCAATAGAATTAAAACCTCTAGCTTTCCAAATGAATTCTTTATCGTGTCCGATATGCAAATCTGATGTAAGATATATCATTTCAATCCCTCCTTTTTATAATTTGCAACAAAAATTTTCCAAGGTTCAATGCGGTCGCCGCTTGATGTAAAGTTGCCACCCTGGTATTCAATCCAGAAATCATCCAGAGTATATTTACCCCTTGGACGGACTTCCGCCATATTAGTTTCTTCTTGACAATGCAAGCAAAAAAGTTTTTTTAAATGTCCTGGCTCTCTTTCTTGACCTATTGTTCTGAATACAGGGATTCCTTTCATTCCACATTTAGTACAATAAAAATCGCTAAGGGTGATATTTCTGACATCTTTTGTTTTTCTTGCCATATTATATCACCTCTTCCTTAATACAGAAGAATTCAGACCAAGAACCTACATCAACCCAAATTCCATCTTCATCTTCCCACATTCTTTGATATGGACAATAATAATGATGATTGTCTAAGAATCGAAAAATAGTTTTACGAGCTTGATTTAAAGTTCTTCCCCTTCCAATTTCTCTTGAAGTTTCTCTTGAAGGATTAGTAAAGTAAACTTTGTAAATATTCATTTTTTTCACCTCTTTTATTTATTATAATATAATTATATCAAAAAAAAATAAAAAAATCAAATAAAGCAGAGGAAAATCTCCTCTGCTTTATCACTGATGATATTTAAGCAAAAATTCATTAGAAACTGCTTTGAAAGACTGGATTCCGTCAAGAGAACGAAATACAATACCCTCTCTCATCTTTCCATCTACTACAGAATTGCCAGTTGCATAATCAAGAAGCTCTTCAACAGTATCAGGGAGAATAAAATTGTCATCTACAATAGGAACACAAGGAATATGATATTTCTTTAACAGTTCTTCCATATCTTTAGTATTCCATCTTCCAGTATGAGACATGATAAGATTAAAAGCCATAAAATCATGGTCTTTTTTAGAGTAATCTCTTTTTTGAATTTCGGCCCCGTATGTCTCGCCCTGAATAATAATGTAATCTGCACAAGGAAATTCTTTAAGAAGAATAGCCAAAATTGTTTTCATATTATATTTTTGTGCCATTTCAGTGTATACATTGGTATCATAAAAACATCCCTTTTCAGGAGTGTCAAATACTACATTACGAGAGCAGATATAAAACTCATCTTTTTCAAAAGGTTTCTTACCTCTTTTAATAGCAAAAGTAGTAGAAGTTCCATCAATTTTTTCAGTTGCAATCCAAGGATTTTTATTTTCAAGAATCCAAGGCATATTCTGCACCCGTTCCTCATCCGTTTTCTTAATCCAAGAGGGCCAAGCACCTCTTTTATCTTTCTTTCTGCCAAAGAAAAGGAAGAGAAGTTTCTTACCCCAATCTCTTTTCATAAGCCAGCGGAAAGGCTGATGAGAGAACAGCTTACCATTACGCTGAACCATTTTCTTATATTTATCTGCGGATGCTGCTTTACGAGTGTTATCCTCATCTACTGCATAGGTTACACCCAGCTTTTCAGTAAGAAAACGAGATTCATCATCAGGATAATGTGCTTTACCTTTATCGTCAATGATAACTTCAGTTCTTACTCCTCCAAGAGGTTCTACCTGAGTAGTCCAACCGAAGTCTTCAGCAGCCATAAGAAGACCCTGGCTAATTACAGTACCCTTAAAATATTTCTGAGTTTTAATCTTATAATGTTTAGCTTCAAGAAACTTAAAAGGTTCAGTCTCAGGCACCTTTGAATCAATCTCAAAATAAATTGCGGCAGCTCCAGGTTTAAACTGACCTTTTCTAACCATAATATGCCATCCACCGACGACCGCCTGCTCTACTCTATCGGCCCCTTCGATTGGAAGAATCTTATCTATAGTAGTTACGTAAACCAGCTCTCTTTTTCCATCTTTATTCAGCATTATTATCTACCTCCTTCTCAGGACCAGCTTCTATACCTACCCATAAATAATTATCTTGAGTAATATTATGTTTATTGGCGTAAGGGTCGTATTCTACATCTGTTAATATTTCAATTAACCAGTTAACAAAATTAAGACATTTTTTATTTGCTTCTAAGTCTTCTTTTAATTCATTTATAGTATTACGATAATCTTCAATAAGTTCCATTTTTTCATTTATTGAATTATTAAAAGTTTTTATATCTTTAATATTTAAAGAATATCTTCCAATACTTTTCATTTCATTGTTTATCGCAAATTCAATATCCTCTATTACGGTTTTTAAATTTTTAATAGTTATAGGAGCTATTTTTTTAAAAGGAACTATATTTTTGAAAAATCGGTATTCAGAACAATTTCTTAAATAAGAACCCAGCGGACAATATTTATCTTCTACTTTTAAATAAAAATTAATATAAGAACTCATTTTAAATCGTCCTCCATCATTTCTTCTTTATCTTCGTATTCAGCAAGTTTATTAATGTATACCATAAAAGGACAATCTTCACAGACATAACAATCTGGATTAATTCCATCTGTTATTGTTGAAACCCAATCTTCAACAGGACAAAAGGGTATTCTACATTCTATATTATCATTTTTAGTTAATGTAAGTCTTTCTTTCATTCTTTTATTCCTTTCTTTTTCTTTATATATATATTATAATAAAAAAATTTTAAAAAATCAATAAGAAAATGCGGCGGCAGGTTGATCTAGACAGACCTAGACTTATGTTGCATATAGCGGCCGCCGCAAGGTCAATGAAAATTAATAGATAAAATAAGTTTTTTATTTTATTTATGAATAATATTATTTTAAAAAAAGGAGGGGATTTTTAATGAGTAATATAAGACAATTAGAGAGATTGAAATATCTTCGTATTCATTAGGAAGATGGCTCATATTATGGAGATATACCCCTTGCTATTGATGCACATAATGTTTCTATGTAGAATCAATTTAATCTTCAAGCTACAGTTGGTGATATAAATTATAAAGAAGAAGATGACATTACAACTAATTTAAGAAAGATAAAAGATAAAATTGAAGGTATAGATGAGAGTCTGCTTTCGATTGAAGAAACTAAGGCGGATTCCGCTCAAATTAATAGTAAGGTAGATAATCTTACTACTTTTGTTTAGAATTTAGATTTAGATATAAATAATTTGGGTTTGTATCAAGATTATGAAACTGGATATGTTTATTTAACTTATAAAGGACAAAGAGGAATTCAAGGTATTCCTCTTGCTATTTTAAAAGGTTAGATTAACCAAAATGTAGATAATTATGTAGATAAGCAAATTGAAAAAATAAATAAAGTATATTATAGTTCAGAAATTCCAACAACTGGAAACTATATAAATGGAGATACTTTATTTAAAGAATCTTCTGCTGGAACTGTAATGTATGTATATGATGATACTTATACAGATCCAACTACTGGGCATTGGAAGTAGCAACAATTTGAAGAAAATGCTATTTCAGATTTAGCAATTACAAATGCTAAAATAAAAGATTTACATGGTGATAAAATTATTGCTAATACAATAGCAGGAAATAAAATAGTTGCACATGATATTACTGCTGTGCAATTAGCAACTAATGCAATTAAATCAACTAATTATAAAGCAGGAACTGCGCCTTATTCAACAGAAGGAACTTTTCTTGATTTAGCAGATGGTAATATATACAGTCCTGTTTTTGGAGTTAATGCTACCGATAATAATCAAGGTGCTTTTATAAAAGGTTCTATTTATGCTTATGATGGAAGAATAGGAGAAAATAAACTTAATTATTGGTATATAGGAAATTATTGGGACTATAACCAATTAAAATCTGCTTATATAAAAGGAAATGGGACTGCTACTATTCAATTAGGAGATACAAGTACATGGAGATTAAATACAAATAGAATTCATACTGCTTGGAATGAAAATAAGCAAGGTGGAGATGATTATAAACTTCATTATCCAGTTTATAATTCTAAATATTGGGATATGGGTTTACATGTACCTGTTTCTGAAACGGATAAGTTTATTTATATAAGGAATAGTTCTTCTTCTACTGCTTTATCAAATTTACAAAATAGTATTAATGATTAGCCAAATGGAACTAATAATTATTGGAATTATCAATTTTATGTAACTAGTGAAGGTAATTTATACGCTAAAAATATTTATGTATTAGATTAGTATGGGAATCCTATTCAAATTGGAGGTTCTGGCGGGATTGCTGAAGTTTTACCAATTTATAGCGGAGGTACTGGAAGTACTAGTTTCACATCAAAAGGGATTATATATGCAAGTGATACAGACCCTCAAACCTTGCTTTCAACTGCGGCAGGTGTATCTGGGCAATTACTAAGTTCAGGAGGTAGTAATGGATTACCTTCTTGGATAGATGCTTCTAGTTTAAGTGTGAGTCATGCAGCGACCGCAGATAAAGCAACTCAGGATGGAAGTGGTAATGTAATTATTTCAACTTATATGCCTTTAAGTGGAGGTATTTTTACTGGTTAGGTTACTATTGAAGATTCTTTAACAGTTTAGAATGGAATTGCTGGAGATTTGACTGGAAAAGTCAATGGTTTTACTTTAGGGATGGATGTTCCTAGTGGGTCTAAATTAACAGATACTGTAACAACTGTAACAACAACGGGAAATGGAAATGCTATTACAGCTATTTCTGCGACTAATGGTGCTATTACTGCTACTAAAGGAAGCACTTTTTTAACTTCATATACTTAGATAGACCCTGTTTTTTCAGCAAGTGCAGCAGCAAATATTCAACAAACTGACATAAATAATTGGAATAGTAAAACAGATAATATAGGTACTGTAACAAGTGTAAAAGTTCAAGCTTCAACTCCATTACAATCTAGTATAAATACTGCTCAATCTGGAACCTTAGATACTACAATATCTTTTATTAGCCAAAGCGTAAATACTATATTGGCTGGACCTAGTAGCGGGACAGCGGCCGCCGCACCAACTTTTAGAAAGCTAGTAGCGGCAGATATTCCAGATTTAACATGGAGTAAAATCACAAATGGAAATGATAATTTAAAAGCAATTGAAGCTTTAACTGGCACTACAGGATTATTAAAAAAGACCGCTGCTAATAAATGGGCATTAGATACAACAGCTTATGTTCCAAATATTAGAACTGTAAATGGGCATGCTTTAAGTGATAATATTAGTGTAACAAAATCAGATATAGGATTAAGTAATGTAGAAAATGCTTTGCAAATTATAGATATTGGTTCTAATGATAGTGGTCAATTAGTTTTAACTTTTGGCGATAATACAACAGAAACAAGAACAGTATCAATTACAGCAGCTACTTCTTCCTCCGTTGAAAAAGCAGAGGCCCTTAATACAAATGGTAGCAGCATAGGGGATAATAAAACCCCAGTTTATTTTAATTCAGATGGAAAACCAGTGGCTATAGGATATACCATTGAAAAATCTGTTCCAGCAGATGCAATTTTCTCTTATACTTTTGATGGAACTTATAATGCTTCTACGAATAAAGCAGCTACAGTATCAACAGTAATAAATGCTATTGATGCACTTGATGGAGGCGCAATTGGCACTGGAGGGGTTGGAAAAACAATTACTTCTCTTTCTCAGGCTAATGGGCAAGTAAGTGCTACATTTAGTAATATTAGTATTACTAAATCTCAAGTTAGTGATTTTTCTCATTCACATGGAAATATTTTAAATACAGGAACTATTACTTCTACAGCAGTAACTTTAGAAAATGGAGATAGTTTATTATTTGCTGATTCTTCTAATAGTGGAAAAATTGAAAAAAGTTCTATTACAATAGGGACTGGAACTACTAAATATTTAAGATAGGATGGAACTTGGGGGACTCCTGAAGGAACTTATTCTTTGCCTGTTGCTTCTAGCACAACAAGGGGTGGAGTAAAAATAGGATATACTACTTCAGAATCTGATAGAAATTATGCAGTCCAGTTAAGTTCATAGAAGATGTTTGTAAATGTTCCTTGGATTGAATATGAAGCTGCTAGTACTAGTCCATTAATGGATGGAACTGCGGCGGTTGGTACTTCCGAAAAATATGCTAGATAGGATCATAAACATCCTAGTGATACTTCTAGGGTACCTACAACTAGAACAGTAAATGGGCATGCTTTAAGTGCAAATGTTACTATTACCAAATCAGATATTGGACTTGGTAATGTAGAAAATACTGCATTATCAACTGCTTTACAAGATTATGTGACTTTAGCAACTGAACAAACTGTCTCTGGAAGAAAAACTTTTAATAATTTAGCAACAACTACTTTTAAAGGTAGCTCAGGAAGTGAATATTGTAATATAAATTATGATTAGACACTAAGTGCTTTAGTGTTTAGCTTTGGATAAAAAATAAGCGGATGTTGGTTAATGTCAGGATTTGACCAACGTCCGCATATGTTAGGAGGGATGAGGATGTGAGTTTAAGGGTTTGGTTGCCATTGAATGGGACTCTTGATAGTCAAGGATTAGATGATGTGGTTGTAACTAATAATGGAGCAACCATTGATAATAATGGAAAAATTGGAAAGTGTTATAATTTTAGTGGAAGTAATTATTTATATTTTCCTTATTCTTTTCCAAATGAGGATTGGTCTTATGGTATTTGGTTTTATACAACTGATACTACAACTCAAACACTAGGATGCTGTAGAAATGGTGTTGGGTTTGGTTTTTCTGTATTTTTAATTTCAAATAAACTTAGAATAGATGGTGTGATTGGTCAAAATATTCAATGGACTACTTCTTATACTTTTCCAACTAATGTTTGGGTGAATTTAATTATTACTTCTAAAAATGGTTTAATTAAATATTATATTAATGGTGAATATCAATCAAGTAAAACAGTAGCGAGAGATATTTCTAAATTAGGGACTATTTTTTCTATTGGGGCGAGCCAAACAAGTGGAAGCGGATGGGGAGATTTTTTTAAAGGTAAAATAAATGATGTCCGTATTTATGATCACGCCCTTTCACCTCTTGAAGTGAAACAAATATCACAAGGTTTAATATTACATTATTTATTGAACGATAAAGGATTTAATAATAATATAGAGTATGATTGTTCTGGATATTGTAATAATGGAACAAAAATAGGAACTTTTCAATATAAAACTGATACTCCTAAATATAATACTAGTACATATGCACAAGGTAGTTCTTCTACTTATTTAGAAGGAATTGTTCTTCCATCTGAAACAAAAACAGTTTCTTTATGGATAAAATGTGCAAAAACTGTTAATTCTGCTATTTTTAATGATCGAATCACTGGATTGCAAATAGGTTTATTAAATTCTTTATTATATGTAAACTCTTTAACTCCAACAAAAGGTTTTACTACAATCCATTGGAAAGATAATGAATGGAATCATGTGGTAGTAATAAATGATAATGGAACCCGTTTTTGTTATATAAATGGCTAGTCAGAAACTCAATCTGGATCTTCTAATTATTATATACATAATACAGATAAGTTTTGGTTATGGAATCATTCATATAATAATAATTATCCTTTTAAAGGAAATTTATCTGACCTTCGTATTTATTGTACAGTTTTACCATTAGAAGATATACTTTCATTATACCATAACTCAGCCTATATAGACAATTAGGGTAATATATACGGTGCAATATATGAAGAGGTGTAAAAATGGATTTAAATAAACAAGGAGTATGGTCTTGTAATGGAACAGAAAAAACATTAATTATTAATAATCAATAGGTTAATATAATATCTGGTTTTACCGAAGGTAATTTGACAAAATAGGTAAAATTTTATAAAATATAGGAAATAGAAGCAAAATGCTTTTATTAGATTTAATTGAGTAAAAAGGAGAATAATTATGACTAAAGAACTTTTAGTAATAGAATGTATTAATATAAATGGTTGGTATAATAAAGTTAGGGCAGATAAGGATAAGTTAAAAGGTTTATCTGTTTCAACTCTATGGGCATTAAGAAAAAACATGAAAAAGATTGCTGAAACGGTTGATTCTTTTAATGAACTTAAAGCAAGTTTAGAAAATGAACTTCAAGAAGAATTTTTTAATGATGAAAAAAGTGAAGAAGTAACCGTTAAAGGAGAAAACGGAGAAGATACTCCAGCAAGAAAAATAAAAGATGAATATTTTGATGATTATCAAAAAAAGATTGATGAACTAAATGGGAAGTTAAATGAACTAGCAATAACAAAAGAGAGTTATGATTTTGCTAGTATCGATATGAATAAAGAAATAGAAAGATTAAATGTAGATTGCAATTTAGACATGGATGATTTAGATATGCTATCTATTTTTGAATAGAATGAAAAGGATGCTGAGTAAGCCTCCTTTTTTAATTGAAAGGAGGTTTAAAACATGGCAATTTTAAAAGATTTAATTGTTCATGGCTCAAGCAGATTTTTAAATAAAATTTATGCAAGTGAAATATAGACTCCATTAATTGAGGCGGAAGCTGGTATATTTAAAAAGCTAAAAGCTGACGACGCAACAGTTGTAGGTTTATTAGATGTGAAAGGTTAGTTACATACTAATAGTTGGAGTAATTCTAATATAGCTACAATTGATGGAAGTTTTTATATTACACCTACGATTGGAAGTGGATAGGGAACTGTTACTATTACATCATCTTATTTAAGTTTTACAAGAAAAGATACAAATAATAGTTTTGCAGTAGAGTCTAGTTTATATTTAACAGATAATTCTTCTATTACATGGCCGCAATATTCTAAAGTATTAGTAACTGGTTAGATATTATTAAATGGAGAATGGATACCATTAGGGACATTACTAGGTCAAATACGCGGTACAGCGACGGCCGCATCAATTAGTATAGATAATATAAAAGATAATAAAAATCAAACCTCTAATATCTATACTACTCTTGTTAATAGTGGAGTTAGTAGTACTAATTATCGTAATTTAAAAATTTCATTATATCAAAGAGCTAGTAGTTCAACTGCTTTTTATCCTCTTGGTATTTATATAACAGCTGTTGGTGATAATGGAAGAACTTTTTTAGATATATATGGTGGAATTAATCCTTTAAATACTACTAGTAGTAATTATGGAGGTTTTGCAGAACCTAATGTTAGAATTGGTAATTTGTAGGGATTGCCTAATGTAGGTGGTCAAAGTCCAAATGGTTGGGGTATTTATACTGACAATGGATATTTTAAAGGTATAATAGCAGCAGATAGAGGATATATTGGTACTGGTTCAAAATATTGGATTATTGGAAATTATGAGGATGGTTCTAATTCTAATAATGATAGAAGTTATATTTATAATGGAACTAATAGTACAACTAGTACAATAGAAGGTGTTTATTTAGGTACTGATGGAATTAGAAATTATAAAGATAGTACACATTATGTTACTATAAAAAATGGTGTTATTTCAGCTTTAGGAGTTGATTTAAGTGGTAAGATTATAGCTACTAGTGGCACCATTGGAGGCGCTTCTATCACAAATGGAACTTTGATAGTTAGTAATGCTAATATCAGTGATATAAATGCAAGTAAAATAAATACAGGTGATATAGCAGCAGCTCGTATTCAAACTAATTTAATTTCTGCTATTGATGCAGAAGTAAATGATTTGTCTGCTTTAATTGCAACTATAGGTGGTTTTCAAATAGATTCATCTTCTGTTCATACGAAAAGTGTAGTAATCACTTCTAATGCTGATAATTCAATTGCTTTATCTTCAGCAGATTTTACAAGAACTATTAATAGTACAAGCAGAGCTGGGTTAAGATTTGCTATTGGAGATAAATTTGGAGTTACGGGAGATGGAACGATATATGCTTCTAATGTTGATTTAACAGGTAAGATCATAGCCACTTCTGGAACTATTGGTGGAATTGAAATAGAAAACGGGGCTTTAAAAGTTTCTTCTATTAATATTGGAAATTTAGAAGGAGCTAGTAATTATGCTCAGAAAACTGATGTTACTTAGGCTATTGATAATATTGAAGCAGATATTGAGGACGCAAAAAAAGTAGCCACCAATTATTTATCAATGGACTCTACTGGTATTATGATTGCTAATATGAATAATGGCGAGCAGACTCCAAGAGAAGCAACTGGTAGAAACGTATTCATAGATAATGATTCTGTTGATATAAGAAATGGTACATCAACGCTTGCAAGTTTTACGGGCGATAACACGAAATTCTATGACCCTATATATAAGAAAGAATTGGCGACATTTGGTACAGGCGGTGCAATTATTGGAGCGAATAATGAACAAAGATTTGTAATTGAAAAAGACGGAATAAAATCAATTAATGATAGCGGAGCAACGGTATTTTCTATTAATTCTACTAATAAAACATTTGAAACTGAAGCAGAAGCCGCTCCTGCTGGGGAAGTTGATGCAATTACATCCGGCTCTACAATAACATTAAATGTTGAAGATTCAGTTTCTGAGAAAACATTTTATATAAAAAATATTAGGGTGATAATTGCGATATATAATTCTTCGTCTGTTTTAAATAATGTAAAAGTTAATTCTGTTAATGCAGATGCAACTCGTATTGAATATTATGTTGATTATTATGATGATGATGATGATGATGATGATGGTGGTCACGTTTATTATCATAGTAAACATTCTATTGTTATTCCTGAGTCTCCTGCTTTTTCCTGTAATTATGGTGCTTCTAAAACAGTTACTTATGAAATAACAGCTAATTTTACAAATGATTATAATGTTTCTTATAATTTAACATGTAATTTTACATTAACATATAACGGTGAAAGAACACTCAATTTATCAATTTTAGAAGGGTCTTGTACAAGAACATCGGGAAATAATGGAGGAGAAGCATCTTTTGATACTTATTTTGATGATTTTGGTTCTAAGTATACATATACTCCTGTTATATCAAGTACGGCATATACTAAAGCACCAGCTATGACATTTGGGACAAGAATTGGAGAAGATGGAATGTTATCTTCTGCATTTGGTCAAGGTCTTTATGCAGAAAAAGATGGAGAATTTGTAATAGGCAGATTTAATGAGCAAGAATTACAAACAGATTCAAAATATTCTTTTGTTATAGGAAATGGATTAACTGAAGAACATCGTTCAAATGCATTAACTATTGATTGGAGTGGAAATATTTGTTTAGGTATAGATGTTACTGGTTCAGAAACTGATGCAGAATTATTAATTGCAATACAAAATGCTGGCTGGGAAAGTAATGTGATTGAATAACATTTTAATACGATAAAAAGGAGATAATATATGCTTAATTTAAAAAAACTATTAACTCAGATTATTAATAAATTGAATGATTTAATTGCTCTTAAGACACTTAGTATTAGTAAAGTTATTAGTTCAACATATATGACTGATACACAATTTAGCGGAATTAAGGCTTATAAGAAAAATGGAATGTTGTATTTGAGTTTTAATGCTGAATTTACCAATGCGGGTTATAATAGTTACCCAAATTTTACTACTATTGGAAAAATATCTGGATGGGATGCGGCGTGGAGTGCTCTTGCAAATATTCCTAGACAAACTGATGGCTCAAAAATTGTAACATTATTCGTAAAGAAAAATGGTGAAATCCAAGTATATTCAACAGCGCCAATTAGTGGTTGGCATAGGACGTCAATATGCGTACCATGTAGTTCTTAATTGGTCTACTATAAAAGGAGTGATTATATATGATTAGAGGTTGGATAGCTGGGTTCAATAGACCCAGTAGAGAAACACGACATAGTAGAGGTGTATTCGACAAAACCTGTCTCTAGCTAGTATAGAACTAATATTTGTATCCCATGTCGTTCTTAATTAATTTTATAAAATTTTAAAAGGTTCTCTTTTTATATCAAGGAAGAGAACCTTTTTTTATTTGGTCAAAAACAAATAAAATAAAACATTATTTTTTAATCTATAAAGAAATAAAAAATATTATAAAGGGGGAATGTTTCTATGGCAGGTTTAGGAAATAACTTATACCCACCAATATTTAAAAAAGCATATATACCAGCATTTGATAAAAATGGAGAATGTTTAGTTTATTTTTCTTTATCAATATATAATTCATTAAATGATTTTGCTCATTATAAAAATGCTAATGGAGAGATCGCTTCAAAAGGCGTTGCTGATTTAGTTCAAATTTCTATTCAAAATCAAAATACTAATTATTCAGCTTTGAATTTAAATCGTTATCCATCTGGAATTATGAATACTACAATGTATGAAAATACATCATTAAAAACAGATGAAAGATATTATGTAAAAATTAGTGCTCAAGATTTAGAAGGAGAAGAATTTTTATCTGGGCAATATTATAAATTACAAATCCGTTTTACTAATGATTCACTGCAATTACCAGCTTAGAATGAAATATTAGATGAAAGTTGGTACAACAGTCATCTTGCTAATTTTTCAGAATGGTCTCAAGTTGTACTTATTAAAGGTATTAAAAAACCAAAATTAAAATTAAGAAGTTTTGATAGCGATGCGGAAGAGCGAACTTTTACATTGCAAGATATATATTTAGTAGGGACAGTTTAGTTTGGGGAACAAGATAATGAATATTTAAAAAAATATAGAATATTATTATATGATTCTTAGAATCAAATAATTGAAGATAGTGGAGAAAAATATTCTAATATTTACACAAATCCTAATGAAATTCATTATAAAATTAAATATAATTTAAAAAATGAAGAAACCTATACCGTAAAATTTGAACTTCAATCAAATAATTTATATGAATGGACTGAAGAATATACTTTTACAATGTAGCTTGTATAGTATACAACTTTAGACTCTAATAATTATAAAATCTAGGCTTAGGCTGATAATAGCGGCGGCCGCATCAAAGTAATGGTAACGTCTAAGGAAAAACCTAGTTCGCTAGGTATGAATTTAATTATTAGACGAAGTTCTAGTAAAGATAATTTTGATATATGGGAAGATATGTATACTTTTTTAGCATAGCCTACTCATGAAATAAATTTAGTTTGGTATGATAAAACTGTTGAAAGTGGAATATGGTATAAATATTCTTTACAACAAAGAAATTTATAGGGTTTCCGCTCTAATTTTATTGAATATCAAACTCCTGTTATGTGTGTATTTGAAGATATATTTTTAGTAACGGCATAGAATCAATTAAAAATAAGATTTAACCCTCAAGTAAACAATTATTCGCATGTTATAGCAGAATCTTTAACTCAAACAATAGGCTCTAAATATCCTTTTATTAGAAGAAATGGAAATGTCGATTATCGAACTTTTTCATTAAGTGGAACTATTACTCATTTTATGGATGCAAGATAGAATGGTATGCATGCTTCTCCTCTTGATTTATATGGAACTAATTCAATAGCAGGAAAAGATAAATATGATGAGTATAATTCTAGACATGGTATCGATATATACAACAATTCCATATATGAAAGAGATTTTAGATAGAAAGTAATTGAATTTTTATATAAAAATAATGTCAAATTATATAAATCAACAACTTAGGGCAATATATTAGTTAAATTAATGAATATTAGTTTTACACCTAATAATACATTAAGTAGACATATATATGATTTTACTTGTACTGTTCAATAGGTAGATTAGTTTACTGTTGAAAATTGTGATAAATATAATATTCAAGATAAAGGATAGTATTCTAATAAAACAGAAGTTAATCTGACAAGACAGGGACAAGTTATGATTCCTGATTATAATTTATATTATAAAACTACTATTAGTGATAATGATGCAGAAGATGTTTATAAAAATCGGCAAATATATAATAAAGATTCTAGTTTAACTTTTGGAGGTGGTTATGATAATAGTTTAACAAGTGGTTAGATTATTAAAAATTATATTGCTCCAAAATACTATAATTTAAAAACAGATTTGATTGATATAAAAGTTGATTATTTGTCTTATTTAAAAATAGAACTTACTTCTCCTCCATATTTAATTTCTAAAAATAGTAGTATGGGATTAAAAATTTGTGAAGGATCTGAATAGCCAATATATTTAGGGCATTTAGTAAATATAAATGGATAGATTATTGTAATTGGACCAGAAGGTATTTATGAATTGGCAGATAGTACGACAAAAGTTCAAACTTTATCATTTGTATCTTCTCAAGAAACGGGAGTAATTTCTTATGAAGCTGTTGTTGTAGAATTTGAACAATCTTCTTTGATTCCTAAAACGTATGAAAATATTTATAAAATTGGGCAGTTTTTTGGTTTCTTTAAAACATTTGATTCAATTTTTAAAAAAATTTATTCAAAATATTATTATGCTTCTTATCAATCAATAAAAGGTATTGAACAAGACCAAGAAGATTTAAAATTAAATATGTCTCAAGAGTTACAACAGGTAAAAGGGATGAGAATATATGCTGCTCCAAATACAGTAGTAAGAGTTAAAGAGGCGCAAGATAATACTAATGCAAGTGAAAATAATTATGATACTTTTTTAATAGGCCCAACAGGATTGTTAGAATTTTATGATGAAAATACTAATATAAAAGGAGTTTATATATAGGGTATAAAACTTCGTAAAAATAATAATAAAGATATTGAACTAACAGATAGTGAATATTATTATGAATTAAACGATTCTGATTATTATTATTCTTCAATAGAAGAAATTACAAATCCTAAAAAGAATCATGTATATACGATTGTTGATAAAGAAAGTTTAAATATAATTAAAACAAGATTATTTTCAACAGCAGAAGAAAACATGCAAGGAGTAGTTTTAGTTGAAAATGAAGAAATTGCAGCAATAAATTATGAAACGGCTTAGTTAATGGGAAAAGCCTTATCTAATATTACAACTTGTATTTATTATGGCGGCGGGTGGTATCTATTTTCACCCTAGGAACAAATGGTTATGGGAGTACCTATATAGGCTATCATTGATTATTATTGTCAAATTTTAAGAAAGGGGTATTGATTATGAAAATTTATTATAACTATTTAAGTGATACAGACTTTCTTAAAGAACTAAGTAAAATACCAGTTAAAACTTATTTTGTCCATATTACTGTATTAAGTTGGAATGAGTAGCCCGTAACCGCAATTGAAGGAAGAGTAATTTCTGCTAATTTTAATATAGATGGTCAGAGTTCTATAAGAAGAACAGCTAATTTAAGTATTGCATTGGATTAGAATATGACACAAATTATGGATGCTGAAAATGTTTTATCTATTAATAAAAAGATAAATATTCAAATTGGGTATTATAATAATACTCAATCTTATCCAGAATATAATATTTTATGGTTTCCTTTAGGGACTTATATTATTATATCTTGTGCAATTTCTGAATCGGATAGCGGCCTGGTTGCTTCATTACAACTCCAAGATAAGATGTGCTTGTTGAACGGGTTTGCGGGTGGCACTATACCGGCGGCCGCAGACCTTCATTTTCTTGATACTCTTGATGAAGATGGAAATCCTATTACTATTTATCCAACTATATATCAAATTATTCAAGAATTAGTTCATCACTGGGGTGGAGAACAATTAGGTAAAATTATTATTTCTGATTTAGATAATAGAGTAAAAAAGGTAATGAAATGGAATTTAAATAAACCTTTATATTATGTAGAAATTAATAATAATGATTTTTATTTTGCTAATGAACAAGAGTGGGAGAAAGTAATATAGGAATCAGAAGGTGTAAGTGCTACTTCTATTTTTTCAAAAGGAAAAGATGTTGGATATATATATTCTGATTTTACTTTTCCTGGAGAATTGATTGCGGACGCCGGTTCGTCTGTGACAGATAATCTGGATAAAATTATATAGATTCTAGGAAATTACGAATATTTTTATGACTTAGATGGAAATTTTATTTTCCAAGAAAAGAAAAATTATTTTAATAATGCTCAGTCTTTATATATCTTAGAAGCGGCTAATTAGCAACAATTAGTGCCAGACTATATAGCATCTCAAAATAATGGGAATAAATTAATGGCATATTTAATTAATATGGCTTCTGGAACTTCTTCTTTTACTTTTGAAGATTCTCGATTAATTAAATCATATTCAAATACTCCTCAATATGGGGCAATAAAAAATGATTTTGTAATTTGGGGGATAAGGACAACTTCAGAAGGGTATGAAATTCCGCTTCGTTATCATTTGGCTATTGATACGATCCCAAAGATAAAGTCAGATAAATATTTAATGTTTAATTATAAAGAGTATTAGATAGATTCTTATGGGGTATGGAAAATGCCAATTATTATAGGAGAAACAGATTTTAGTAATCCTAGTATTAAAGGGGAACTTCCTTCTCCAGAAAGTAGCATGGGACAATATTATATAATTAAAAATGAAAAAACTTCAGAATATAATATACAGTATTCTAAAAAATAGAATGGAGTCTGGAGATGGGAGACATATGATGCTGAAGTTGAAATAATTCAAGCTAAAGATTGGAGAACCTAGCTTCTTCTTGAAGGAGCGGCCGCATAGGCAAGGGGATTAGAATCAAATTATTACTATCCAGAACTGAAAGTTGAATGGCCTAAAATATATGATTTAGTAAATCAAAAATATTATGATTAGGTTCTTGAACATCCCGCAGATATAAATTATTTTTTAGATTTTATTAATACAGGTAATCCAAAGATTACTTAGATTTCTGTTAAAAATATAGGAAGAAGATCTTATATAGCAGATAAGGGTAAAAGTGTAAATTGTGTATTCGAAGAATGGATTCCAGATGTAATTATAGTAAAAAAAGGAGATTCTGAAGGAACAAATGAAGCAATTAAGAGAAACCAACGTTTTTCTCAAGTTTCAGAAGATGTTTATAATAATTTAGATATTGGGGGATCTAATTATTCTGCATATGAATAGATTAGACAAACACTCCATGAATTTACAAATTATAATGAATCTATTTCATTACAAACTATACCTTTATATTTTTTAGAGCCTAATACAAGAATTTCAATAAATAATCCTGATAGTGCAATGACGGGAGACTACATTATTAATAACATGTCTTTCTCTCTTGATAATGAGGGGTTATTAACAATAAATGCTTCTAAAGCTGTATAGAAAGTATAAGAGAGGAGGCAAAATGAGTTTTAAAGTAGGACAAATTTTATCTAGTAATTTAGAATCAAAATCATTATTAGAAATAATGCATTGTTCTATTGAAGATTTAGAAACAACTAATGAAATTACTGGAAATAAATTTATTGATAAAAGAATTACAGATATATATTCTTTGAGTGGAAATAATATAGAAAATAATGCACAAGGTTTTGTATCTGGTAATTATTATTATATAAAACTAATTATAAAAAGGAAATTTCCTAATCATAATCAAAATATCACATTAAGATTATCAAATGACCAAGGAACAAATCAGTCTAAAAATTATCAATATGTTGATGATTTTATTATTTTTGCTGGTGGTTCAACTACATTAGATGATCCTCAATATGCAGTATATGAAACTATTTTAGCACCAAGTGCTTCTTACAGTCAATTAAATGTAATTTTAGGAAGAGAAATGGTTGATTATTATACTACAATTAACCCTGAAACGGGAAGCGTTTGGGAACAAGATGAATTAGATAAATACACAGGAAGGATAATAGAAATTTCAACATGCCAGGTATGTAAAATAAATAATATATTAGGTAGTAGTTCTATCCCTTCAACTTTAACTAAAATAGGTATTCAAGGGCCTTCTGGAATGTTAATGTGTATTAATGGAGAGCCTATTAGAATTGGACCTAGTGGAATTTATGAAATAAGAAATGACTATAGGATAACTTTTTTAGGTTTTATTAAAAAAGTTTATGATGTTACAGTAGATGGAGAAAATTTAGTAGTAAATCCAGATACCTTTATAGTCGATTATCAATATGAAGAAGGAGCGTGATAAATATGGCAATGAATAACAGCTTCTATGGAGGTAGAAGGGGAGCTTCTTTCGTTATTGTGAAAAATTATTTAGACATTCCTTCTATGACGAAAGATTTTGCACAAGGAAATTCATTTAAAGATGTTGCTTTTGATGAATATGTCTTAATAAATAATCCTAATAAGAATCATCCTGATAATGGAAAAATTTTTAGAAGAGGATATGATTATAGTAGTAATAGAAAAATTGAAGCTTATAGATTAAAATATAAGGATGAAAATAATAACGAAGTTGCTTATCCAGAAGTAACTGAAGAACATTATAAAAATTTATTAAAAAGAGATTTTTTTAGTGAACATTCTGAAGAAATTGAAGCACATGGCGCTGAATATATAGGTAGTATAGTTGGACCTGCGGGCAAAGCACCGTTATTAACTATGACTTCATATGAGGCAGCTTAGGCAAAAGCTTCGCAAGAGAGGTTTGAAACGAGACAAAGTAATGGAATATATAGTCCAGATAATATTAATCCTGGATTAATTCCTGGTAAAGATGGTAATATTTATAATGATTCTATTCAATGGTATTGTACTTCAGTTAGAAATGATAATTTTGGAGATGATACGGAAGCTTTTATTGGTTTTAAATTCCCTTATTTAGTGACTTAGATGCAGACTTAGCAGGTAGAACCATATAATAAAAATGGGAATATAGATGATGCTTCAAAAATTTAGAGAGTTGATGATGGTACTCACCCTTATTATAACAAATGGCATTTAAATATCCCTAAAGGAGTTAAAGGTGATACTTTTAAAAATTTAAAAGTAACTACTTATAGTAATTGGCTGTCTAGTTTAGATAATAGTGGATAGAGGGTGATGTATAATGTAGATTCATCTGTATATTCACCTGCGGCCGCAGATATAAACAGATAGATTCTTATTTATGAAGATTGGAATTATGATAATAAACAAGCTGGTTAGGTAACTTATTATTATCTAGGTGATTATAATCAAATTACTAATGTGACTCTTGCAAATGGAATATTAACTTTTTCTTTTACTTATGAAGATAACAAAACTTTTACATTAGATTATATAAAAGATATTAAAATAGATAATACTGGAAAAGTTACTTTAGTTCATTCTGTAATAGATCCTTTAACAAATAAAGAAAAAGAAACTGTTTTAATTAATAAACTAAAATATATTACTGATGTTACTTTAGATACAGGAGAATGGGTAAAAGTAGAATCTTCTTCAGAATAGACATAGGAAGGTTCTGGAGAGGAAGAACCTACAGAGCCTACTTATGCATGGGTACCTAATGAAAATCCTAGCGGTGCTTTGAGTTTAACTTTTAATGATGGAGAAACTCAGACTTGGTATATTCCCGCAGTAAGCAGAATTAATTATGATGAAGAGAGTGGGTAGTTATCTTATTCAGTATTAGGTCCAACAGAAGAATCTCAACCTTTAACTGCTGTTAAATATATAAAAAATATTAAACAAGATGAAAAATCTGGTGTTATTTTTATTATATATAACACAAAACCAACTGCACAAGAGATAGCAGATGGAAGAAATGGGTATGAGTATTTTAATTTGGAATTTTGGATTCCAGATGAAGAAGAAGAACTAGAATAGGAAGAAGAAACTGCGGCAGAAAGAAGAAATAATATATTACAAGCTATTGGAGAAAATGAATTTGATGTTTTCCCTATTAAGGCTATTACATCAATGACTTATGATGGTAATACAGTCTGGGCAAATTATACAACTGGAGAACCTTAGAAAATAATAGATAATTTTTATACTATTGAAGAATTTAATTATAATGAAGATAACGCAACTTTATCTATTCGAAAATCAAATGAAACAGAGTCTGAAACTCATTATTATACATTAAATTTCCCGAAAGAAATTAGTTATAATTATGATACAGATAATTTAGAATATACTGTAGACGCAGCGGGAACTTAGAAAAAAGTTGTAGGTAAATTACCTTTAATTCGTGATGTATCTATTGGAGATAATAAAAATTTATATATTCAGATGAATTCTGAAGGTATTGAAAATCAATTTATTACTCCTGCGGCAGGTGCAACATATGATAATAACCATCGTTCAGAGGATGGCTGGGTATATATTGGTAATTTAGCTCAGCCCCTTCAGATTTTAAAGGTAGCAACCGTTTTTACTTTTCCAAGATTTCATGATTTATTTTATGAAAATCAAGCTCTTCAAGAGAAGTATAGTAGTTTATATAATATTCTTGATGATATAACTATATATACAGGTAGTAAAACAGAAATTGCGGCAGCCGCTTTAAATGCATTATATCCAGATGGAATTGTAACAGGATTGCTAGGTGAAGAAAGTAATAATGGTACTTTAGGTCTTGTTACTGTTGATCTTGAAGCATATAAAGAAAATGATAAAACTGTATATAGTGATTCAAAAGTATTTTTTGCTTATGATTATTCTCCAATAAATACTGAAACAGAACAAATAATTGTTGTTGATGATGAAGGACAATAGACAACTCAAGAAGTTGAAAGAGTATATGGAAATTGGTATAGTTTAGGTCGTATCGAATCTCCTGGTTCTATTGCTGTCGGTCCTTCAAGTAAACTTGAAGAAGATACTATGCAAACAGGAGAAATTTTATTAACTACTAATAAGATTTGCTCAATTTCATTAACACCACAAAATTCTTTTTTTAATCAAATGAGTTAGATTAAACTCGGTTCAACATATAAAACAAAAATTATAAACACAGATGGTAATGTTCCTCTCTCTAGTATTTCTGTCCAAATGGGTGGCACTGAAGTATCTACGGATTCTAGTAAAGTAACTTATGATGAAAATATGAAAACACTTACTATAAAAGTAACTGGTGATGTTATCATAACAAAGAATAGTAGTAGCAGTGGTTAAAGAGGTAATTAAAAATGGAAGAAGATAAAGTTATAACAAATAATAATGGTTATCAAGGTCAATGGTCTATGTTAATAAATTCAGCAGATTTAGAAGAAACTGATAATCTTTTTAATTTAATTAAAAATAAATATTCCGTTTTTCAAAATACCTCAAATGATAAAAATTGTTATCTATCCAGGGTTGGTATTCAAGCTAACCCTGGAGATAAAATATTAATTAGTTTTATCAATACAGGAGAAGATATTGAAATTGAAATTGGAAAAACTGGAATATATGAAATAGATAATGTTAGAATTGATTCATTAAAATTTGAAAATGAAATAAAACCTAATGTTATAATAGATTATATTATATAGGAGGTTTAATATGTATCAAGTTAATAACAAAACAAAAGAAATTGAATTAACAAGAGGAGATACATTAAAAGTAAAGATAGATATTTTTATTAATGGTGAAGAATATGTTCCTAGACCAGAAGATTCTCTCCGCTTTGCTATGAAAAGTGCATATAATACCTCCAAATTGTTAGTTCATAAAGATATACCAATTGATACATGTATTCTTCATTTAGAGCCGGAAGATACTAAGAGGTTAAGATTTGGAATATATGTTTATGATATATAGATTACTTTCGCTAATGGAGATGTTAATACTTTTATTAGTGGAAGGTTTGAATTAAAACCTGAAGTAGAGTAAAGGAGGTGGAAAGATGGATAACATTTCAGGAAATATTGTACCATTAGTTCATTTAGATGGTAATTTAAGTTCTAGTGGTGATTAGCAAACTGTTTATCGCGGATATTCTGCTTATGAAATTGCTTTACAACAGGGATTTGAAGGAAGTAAAGATGAATGGTTGCGGGCGCTGGTTGGACCGCAGGGTGAAACTGGAGTCAGTATAAGCGACGTCCGCCTTAATGATGACTTCACTCTTACTGTTACTCTTGATGATGGAACAGAATTTACTACTGGCTCTATTAAAGGTGACAAAGGAGATAAAGGTTAGAAGGGTGATAAAGGAGATAAAGGTGATACTGGAAATGGTATTTCTTTTGTTAGATTAAATGATGACTATACTTTAACCATTATTTTTTCTGATGGCTCAGATTATAAAACTCATATACCTATTAGAGGAGAAAAGGGATAGCAAGGTGTACAAGGTGTTCAAGGACCTAAAGGTGATACTGGTGAACGCGGACCACAAGGTTAGCAGGGTATTCAAGGAGAACGTGGTCTGCAAGGTGCTAAAGGTGACAAGGGTGATAAAGGCGATAAGGGCGATACTGGTGCTACTGGAGCGCAAGGTATTCAAGGCGCAAAGGGTGACACTGGTGCTGACGGCTATTCCCCGACAGTAACCATAACTCCCATCACAGGCGGTCACAGGATTACGATTACGGATGCGGACGGAGAACACTCTGCGGATGTGATGGACGGCACAGGAAATGTTGACGATGTGCAGATTAACGGCACAAGCATCGTTGAGGATGGAGTGGCAAATGTGCCTTACGCTACCAAAAAAGTCGCAGGAGTTAGTAAAGTAGACTCTGAATATGGGCTAAGAAATGTTAATGGCTTACTTAGTATTGCAGGTGCTAGTGATTACGCGATAAGATATGCCATCGACGGCTACAGACCAATCACTCCACCAAGTCAGCATAAATCTGTATTTTACGGCTTAGCTAAAGCCTCAGGCGACACCACCCAATCTCAGAGCAGTAATGCGGTGGGAACATACACAGAGGATGCTAAATCCGCAATCTCCGAAATGCTTGGCGGTTCTGTCAGTGTATCGGGAACAACTCCCACAATCGTAGCAAAATCGGGAATCAGATACGTCTGCGGAGAGGTAGCAACACTTGATTTCACCCCGAGCGCAACAGGAATCTGCGATGTGGTGTTTACGAGTGGGGCAACGGCAACGGTGCTGACTGTTCCATCAACTATCAAATGGGCGAATGGCTTTGACCCGACAAGCCTTGAAGCGAACACTACCTATGAAATCAATGTCATGGACGGATTGGGGGTGGCAGAATCATGGACTTAATGCAGATAAGGAGAAGAATGCTTGGGAAGCGTACATCGATTATTCCGAGTATTTATCAAGAGGTTGAATATATTGAGAGTACTGGAACACAATATTTTAAAACAGATATTGATGTACAAGATGGACTGACCGTTGATTCCGTTCAAACATTTACAAAAAATGACACTTATCTTTTCGGAGGTTATGCAGAAAATAGTAATGATAATAAGTCATGTTTTAATGGAACGTGGGCTAATGCAGTTCAATCGGCATATCCAACTGGTTATTATGCTAAAGGAATAGTTTCTAGGAATGATAACGCCATATACCATGTCGTAACAACACATAGTAATTCTCAAATAACTTTAACAATAGATGATGTTGTTGTGTACAATGCCACAACTACAGGTCGAGTAGAAATTATTGGGCAAAAAGCAACCTGTTTTGGCGCAACTAGTAAAAGTAATGGAGTACAAAATATCTATGGGGGGCGCGTCTATTCGCTTAAAGTCTATAAAGAAGCCACAATGTTGGCTAATTATATACCGTGCTATCGTAAATCAGACGGAGAAATCGGACTGTATGACACGGTTACTGGAAAATTCTATACCAATGAAGGCACAGGCACTTTCTTGAAAGGAGTAGACGTATGAGACAGATTTATATAGTAAATTGTTTACAGATTGTCACATCAGACGCACATCCCGAAGGAATATATTCTGTTATGTCGGGATACCCGAAAACATACGATTCACGCAACTATGATGCTACTGCCGAGAACCCGAACGGCAACGAGGAAAAGGCACTTAACTCTGCAAAGAGCGAGTATTTCAGCAGACTCTCCGCAATGTACGTCGGCAGTCCGACTAGGGTCATGGCAACAGTCACCCTTGAACGTGCAGACGGACGCACAATCATGCGTGAGTGCATTGGAGCATTTCCCGACATGACACCGACACCCGAACCCGAAGAGGTGGAGACGGAATCTGAGTAAAATAAAAATTAAATATAGAAAAATTTTTTATAAAAAATAGGACAGAGAAAAACAAATCTTCTAACAGATTTTTTATAAAAATATATGAGGGGAAAAAGGAGAAAAATTATGAATCAGTTTTATATTATTGAAATTCAACAGTATGCAAATGGTGAATTTGGTCATATTGTTCATTTCGCTTATGATGAAAATGCAACTAAGGCTAGACTGAAAGCCGAGGCTAAATATCATGAGGTTCTTGCTTCAGCGGCAGTCAGTGAACTTCCGCAGCATAGCGCGACTCTTCTTACGTCTGATGGCAGAGCAATTATGAATCAGTGTTATAGACATGAGATTGCTCAACCTGAACCTGAAGTTGAACCTACAGAACCTGAGGTAAATCCTGAAGAAGGCTAAGAAGGATAAACTTAAAAAATAATTTCTTAATAAATTTCATATAGTAGTGGATAAATTAAGATGATAAAAATTGGACGAAATTAACTAATAAAATTTATCTATTTTTAAAGTATAATTGTATGAGGGGAGTAAAAGAAAAATAATAATTAAATTAAATAAAAAACATATCATTTTTGTTTTACTCATCTTTATATTTTGTTCTTAAATACTCCCTTCGTACTTTTATATAAAAAATATGGAGTCTGATCAAGAATTTAATAATTTTAAGAATTCTTTAAGGTAAAAAGTGAATTGAATGTAAATGAAGGGGAATTAACTTATAACTAATAAAATTTTTAATAAATTAAATGAAAAAAGGGAAGGATTTAATAATCCTTCCCTATTTTTTTGTTTATATGAACTTCTTATCATAAGAAAGCATTTTCATTTATAAAATCAAGTAAAAATCAATTTTCCAATTGAAAAAAGCCAAAGAGGATTTTCGTTTCAGAAATGCGGGCGACCGCGGGCCGCACAGCTTCATAACAATACAGACCTCGATATGGATGACATATGCAAAAAAGCGGAGGTACAAATGTACCTCCGCTCATATTACTTAATAACCGCGTATCTGTCTGCACAGATAGTCTCAATCATCAGGTCATAACCAGTCTTGCCAGTCAATACCTGTTTAAAGATAGTAGGTGACATACCAGATACGAAAGTTACATTAGGACCAGCATCAAGGATTGTGTTGTTTCTAGCATCCACATTCCAGTAAACCAGCTTAGGAAGAGTAAGACCAGCTGCCGCCCACTTCTTACGGATATTCTCCATTTCAGTGGAAGCAGACTCCTTAGTCCATCTGTGGTTAAGAGAACCCCAATAGCTACTACTACCCTCGTCAATTTCCATATCAGAGATAACAACGATAGTCTTAGGAATATCCCAAGCACTTACTCCAGGCTTCTTAGCTGTTGCTAATAGCAAATCAAAGACCGCTTCAAGGTTAGTATTCTCACAAAGATTTGTACGATAGATTCTATGAACCTTATCGACGAAATCAACACCTTCAGTCTTAATTAACTGAGGACGTGAAGAGAAACTAATGTAATGGTTCTTGAAAGGACCGCCAGCTCTTTCTGCACAGTACAGACCCAGACTGATTGCTACATTGATAGGTGCTGCCGCATCACTTCTAACCATAGAGCCAGAAGTATCAACAACACACATCATACTACAATCCCTACCATTCAAGTAGTCAGGAAGGTTCTCCCAATACTTATTAATCATGGCGCGGTCTACTTCATCAATGTTCAATGAACATGAATAGCTACTGTACCATCTTCCCCGTCCCATGTGCTGTATCGCCTTAGCAACTACTTCATAAGGATAAAGAGTAGAAGCATTAACCTTAGTAGTCTTATCCTTTGCAAATCTCTCATACTTCTTAGCAATGATGTCACGTCTAGCAAATGCGTTTTTGTAAACAAGACCTGCCTTAGAAGGAATCTTATCGAACTCGATTTCATCCCATCTATTCGCTGACATCAGCTTTTCAAGTACGTTAATCTTAGTACGAAGCTTAGAAAGCATCTGACGGTATTCCTTTGCAGAAACACCAAAAGCATTTCTAATCTTCTTTGCAGTTCTAATTGTTTCCTTGCTTGATGCGTTCTCTGAAGGCATCCACTTAGCAAGCAAACTAACTGCGTTCTTTTTGCAGAACATATCAGTTGACAACTGCTTCTTCATCATCTCAATAACCTGCTTTTCAACAGGAGTATTGAAATAAATCTTAAACCAATCATCATATCTTCCATACTCAGGAACATATTCTGCAAGTGCGGCCGCTCTCTCAGGATGATTCTCGGCCAACCATCTCATACAAACGTGGAAGAATCTACGTTCACCCTGGCCGCCGCGACAGTCTCTAATATAAAACAAACACTTCAATGCAAGAGTTTCGTCCTCTTCAAATGCGTTCTTAAACAACAAGATACAATCTGCATCTGAACGTGAACGATAAGCCGCCCCCATAGCAAACATATCATAAACAGCTGAACGAGTTGTCTTATGAGCAAGTGCTCCATTCTCTGTTCTCTTGTAGTTGTAAGTGTTCTGAAGTGAATTCATAAATGTGTTCATATCCTTTTATCTCCTTTACTTTTGTCAAAGTATTACCATTCTGATACGTAACCTACTATAACTTCTATTTTATGGTCATAGTCATTATAGTCATCATGTTTTTCTTTTACTATTTTCACATAAGGTTTATTAAGATTATATTTTTCTTTCATATAATCAGCAATAATTTTTTCCATATCATCTTGGGTTAATGTATAGGTAATTTTCATAATCCTTTTATTTCTTATCTTTATCAAAATATTACTTCATTGTATTATTTGGTAATTTGTTATACAATGTTCTTTTAATTTATAATAATTACATAATTTCCAAACAGCTTCAGATTCATCTTTAGCCTTAATTATTTTATATTTATTGATATAAGGTAAATAAAAAAGAAAATCTCTTTTAAAAAACATATTTTTGTCTCCTTTTTCATTAAATATATTATATCAAAAATTTTTAATTTTTTCAAATACTCTCAGAAGGAATCGAACCCTCATCATAGGGGTAGAAACCCTGTGTTCTATCCATTAAACTATGAGAGCATAATCACTTTGGGCGGAGCGGTCTCTTCTGGCCTCAACCTGTTATTCTTATTAAGAGGTGTCTGTCGCGACTAGTCTTTCTTAATAATTCACATGGACTTATACCACCCTCCCCAAAGTGATTATTATTAGTACTCGGTACAGGAATTGCACCCGTATCTGAAGATTCGTATTCTCCTATTCTATCTATTAGACTAACCGAGTAAAAAATTTGTCTAATAAAAATGGCGGTTTTTACTAGACCAGGTTTTGTCCGCTACCAACACCTATTACCTTTTTTGTCTCGCCAAAAAGGAACTCACACTCTCTCCATAGAGTGCTTTGTTATTAAAATGCGAGCAGGAACCCAAGGATTTGAACCCTGACTAACTGTTTTGGGGACAGTTGTGCTACCATTACACTAGGAACCTAAACTTAATTTGGAATTAAAGAAATTAATTCCAGTAATTCTTCTTTGGAAATATCATACTCAACATCATTATCAGCATTAAATAATTTAGTCTCATCATCGTTATTATTATATAATGCCTCTTTTTCTTTCATACTTTCAATCTTTTGAATATCAGTATGTTTCCAATTAATAGAAGGAGCATAATTTTTTCCTAATTTACGTCGTTTCCCTTTATTTCTTGTTTTTGCAGAACAAAGAGCGCAACTACAATGAATTTTGCCTTTATTTAACATTCCTCTATATTTTATTAAGCAAAAAAATAAACAATCTGACATTCCTCTATCTACTGTAAAATATTTTTTATTTCCTTTATCTAAAAAAAGAGGAGAAGTAAACCAAAAATAATCCTTTGTATCATATATAGCAGGTCTACTATCAAGTTGATATTTTCTCATTATATTTTCTTTACGTTTAATATGTTTTTCTCTTTCGTTTCTCCTATATGCTCTTGTTCTCATAATTATACCTCATAACAACCCCTACTGGAATTGAACCAGTCCATCGAGAGTCAAAGTCTCGTGCGCTAACCTACTACGCTAAGGGGCTTTATTGGAGTGGGGGGAATAGGATTCGAACCTATAACATCGGGTTTTTCAGACCTTGGCTAAAATAAAAATTGCTGTATCTCTCTTATTACTAGACAGAAAAATAGCTACTCGCGCTCTACCATTGAGCTATCACCCCCATATTAAAAAGTGCAGAGCGGGATTCGAACCCGCGTATACGGTGTTGCAGACCGCCGCCCTACCACTTGTCTATCTGCACTTACTTTTTAAGGAACATATCTAAAGCAGTAATAAAATTATCTGCTGATTCAGGTCTAGTCTTAACCGGAGTAGGCTTGATGTCATTTACTTTATTTAATAGCTCCTTAGCACATGCACCAAAACCATATTTTGCATCAAACTCCTTCATCAGTTTCAGAGTTTCCTTCTCCAGCTCAGCACTCTTCTTAATCAAATCCATAATCTCATCGATAGCTTCCTGTTTCTCTGACTGAGAATAAGCTTCTTTCTCAGCTTTCTGAAGTGCTTCAACCGTATCATACATTTCTTTTGTTACTTCTGAATAAAATTTCATTTTTTATTACCTCTTTTTGTTCTCAACTATTCGTCTTGCTTCCATGTAATAATCTATATTATCCCATGGAATTTTTCTATCATCAATTTTTTTATATCTGGCCACTGCATGACTTTTAAGTTTTAAAAACTCAAAAGCAATTTCTCTATTTTTACAAAGAATCATTGCTTGTCTTGCTGCTTCTATTCCACAACCAGTTTTTTCTTTTAAAAATTTTATATCTATTATCGTCATCTTAATATATCCTTTATATTTGGAGCTGCGGTCGACCGATCGCTATCGCCTTGCACTCGGAGGGAACACCGCGGGCGGCTATCCCCCTGACTCTAATCCACTCCCCTATCCTCTAGCTTCATCATGAATTAAGCCGTTCCCCGCATTTAATCAAGGATTTAGGTGATTGACGAGATTTGAACTCGCATATGGCGGTACCACAAACCGCTGCATAACCTTTCTGCCACAATCACAGACGGAGTGGGGAGATTCGAACTCCCGTGACCTAGTACCCAAAACTAGTGCGTAACCTCTACGCTACACCCCGTTATTCAAGACACATTTACTGTTGTACAAATTGGGACTCGAACCCAAAATTAAATGTTAGAAGCATTTTGTTTAACCTATAAAACTTTTCGCACTATCAGAAAAAATTGCTGTATGTGTCTTTTTTTCTTTTCTTTATCTTATAAATATATTATATAATAATTTTTTTATTTTTTCAAGTATAATCTCTTATCGAAATATATTCTTCAAGTGTTCCTGTAAATCCCTTTTCTTTAGCCTATTGATATTCTTGGCTTAAAAAAGGAGATAATAATGATTCATTTTTTTCCTAAGAGTTTCTTTCTTTTACTTCAAAAACAGTTTTCCCATCTATCATTTTCACTTCCTCCTTAAAAATTCTTAAAAACGCCGTAGACAGGATTCGAACCTGCATACCATCTCTGGCTACCTGTTTTCAAGACAGGGGCTCCACCGCTGAGCGACTACGGCAAGGTTTGGTCTTTAATTCCTAATTAAATAGTATTAATAACCTCCTCAAATAAATAATCTGAAGCAAGTGAAAAACCTGTTTTTTGTCCAGTTTTAGGAGGTATTAATCTTAACGTTTTTTGAGATTTATTACCTTCTACTGGGATTAAATAAAAAACTCCATCTTGTTCAGTCATAAAAAAGTCTATTTCATCTTTTGTATATGGTAAAATTTTATTGCCATTTGATATAGCATGAGAACTTTTACAATTAAAAGTAAAAGCTTCTTTATTTTCGTTTGTCCATCGAGAAGTTTTTACTTGTATTTTAAAAATTTTACCATCTTTATCTAAAAGAAAATCATATCTTGCATCTAAAATAGGTTTAGCTACATTATAACCTTTTTCAAGACATTTTAAAAAACATCTTTGCTAAGTTAAAACTCCTTTTTGTAAATTCTAATTCATATTTTTATTTTTACTATTAAATATTAAATTAAAGACCTTACCTTATATAACAAAGCTCATAAGAACATTCATCTTTTATTTATATCTTCTCTTGGAGATAAAGGCTAAAATAGAATTATTCTCACGAATAAAAAACCTGTTAGAATATCTGCTTATCCTTTTTTTCTGCATATTTTCGTATAAATTGCTGATATGAGCTTTTAGAAACGCTGCTTGAAGGACTCGAACCTTCGCACCCTACTGGATGGCTACGGATTAGCAATCCGACGCATTACCACTCTGCCAAAACAGCTTATTTTGGGAGTTTCGACGCCTTTTGTTGAATTCACATTGAACGAGTGTGTCACAACTCCCCAACATCCTCTTCTCGAAGTCAAGAGATCTATATTTATACACCTATCTCTATAAGGTGTTAAACATATACTTTCGGATACTTTTTAATTATCAAAAAATATATAATCACGCGCCTGGGAGTCGAACCCAGCTTTTCTGATTTAGAGTCAGATCTCCTAGCCGATAGAGGACCGCGCGACAAGACAAGACAGATATATAATTAGCGTTTATATTTTACAAGAATATTGCTTTATTATAAATAAAATTGCTGTGTCTGTCTTTATCTTATAAATATATTATATTATAAATTTTTCAGAAAATCAATTACGGCCATTCACCGAGAGGTTTACCTAACTTACCACGTTCAACATCTGTATTAAAGTACACTCCTTGTACGGCACTTCCAGTAAGAACTTCTCTTGCAATATCTTCATAAAGAGTACTTAAAACTCCATGGCAATCATTTAAATTATCATTAAAGAATTGAACTACGCAGTTTTTAAATACAACATAAACCATATCAAACCAATTGTAACCGTCATCGGCCGGAGCGACCGCATAAGCAAAAGCAGGATTTTTTGCAAAAGCAACTTCAAATAATTCCTTTTTACTTACAAAAGCACGATTAGAAGGAATTCCATCTATTGTAATATGAAGAGGAATATTACCAAACATTACTTCTGTAGGAAGAATCTGTTGTAGAGCAGTTACCTTATCTCCATTATTACAGGCAAGTGTGATAAAAGGTTCTCCACCTGCATCCGTTCCCACATTACAAGCAATCTGCGGGTCTCCGTCAAAAAGAGCCTAGATCTTATGAATATAAGTAATCCAAGGCGGTGAAATCTTTAATCTAACTTTTTCCATTTTTTAATTCTCCTTTTTAAAATATATTTTAAAAGAATACTCGGTACTGGACTTGAACCAGTGGCTTTTACTTTGTAAGAGTAACACTCTCCCAACTGAGTTAACCGAGCTTATAAACCAGTTTCTATCTCTTGTCGGTAAAACTAGCAAACATGACGGTCTTCTATATCGCACGTGCATATTGATACAGAATAAATGGACTTGACCGGAGTCGAACCGGTGTCCAAAATTCATACTCTATATAATTGTTTACGCTGTTTTATATAAATTAATCACAGTAAAGGTTTTTCGGTTCCACCAGTTAGTCGTTTTTGAACCTCAATAGCTACCACTAACATCTTACTATTTTTTGGTTGCGGTCAAGCCGCCATTTTATATTCAAAGTTGTTGTTTATTTTTAATTTGCGGTGATTACGTCACCAGTCGAGCGCAATTATATATTTCAAAACCCTGTCGAAACCATTACAAGCCCAAAAAAGCGGCCGTCTACCTCCCCGACCGCAGGGTAACAATCAAGTGAGTAGTTTCAACCTCACGCATCTGAGATGGATGTCAAACTTCCCTTGTTTTTCCCTTCTCCTCTCGTTTTATTGGTTAGCCTAGGCGAGGTGTTGGGAGGTGGGCCTCCCTGTGTTCCATCTTTATCAGCTTTATTCTCTTCACGACTTTTACATCAAAATAATTTTGACTCTGTGCTTGTCTATTGATTGTTAAGTGGAGGATAGGGGTTATGCTCCCCTTACTGAACCTTGCAAGGGTTCTGTGTTCCTGATTATACCAATCCCCCATGTGCGGCCGTCGCCGCATTTTAAATAATTCTAGACATATATTAAGTATTGTACTGCTTGATTAAAATTCAAGTGCCTTTTCCTTTTGGCTATTTTGCGAATTGTTGCAAAAACAGGATTCGAACCTGTAAAACATACTATAAAGTATAATTGCTGTATATGTCTAAATACTACAAGTTGGACTCGAACCAACCATCTCTCGGTTATCAGCCGAGTGCATTAACCTACTATGCTATTGTAGTAAAATAGGATTAAATAAGACTCGCTAACAATTCCGGACTTATTAGAAAACCTTATTTAATCGTCTGACTTTTGGACTTACTAGACTTGTCCAGAGATTACCGTGGAAAAGATGTTTTGTTTGGGCATTTTCCTACCTTATTTAAACTATTCTCCTCTTTCTTCTTTTCAATCAGACACCTAAATTATTTATTTAGGCTTTTTCAAACGTTTGTAATGGATAGCTAGTCCATTAATTCCCCAGGAGAGAATCGCACTCACTCGAACCCGAAGGTACAGGTTTTACAGACCCGCCCGCCTACTTTAACGGCTTACTGAGGATTAAAATGAAAGGTCTTGGAATCGAACCAAGTTAACTAGATTTTCAGTCTAGCGCAGTACAACCATGTTTGCTAACCTTCCAAGAATATCAAAAATCTCCTTTTAAATATTTCTCTAAAGTTAAATCTTTGATATAATTTTGTAAAAAATGAAA